GAAACCATAGTTAAAACACAGCAACAGTTCCTGAACGCCCACACACATGGGCTTAGCTTATCACAAGCAATCACTATCCTATTACTGAAAGAGGAGTCCATGACCACCAGTGCTATAAGCCGCAAGATCGGCCTGACTAGTGCCGCCATGACTGGCATCCTCGACAAGCTTGAGTCCAAACGTCTACTGTTTCGACAGAGAAACAAGTTTGATCGTAGAGTAGTCACAATTGAGCTAACCGATAGTGGCAGAGAAGTAGCCCTCGACATCATCACACCATGAACTTACAAGCACAACTTGAAGTAGCACTGGTGCGCGGTCTTAACATGAGGCAACTAGTGTCACTCCTAATTATAAGGGACTCTGGGGAGGTGAATCCGACCACCATCTCCGAGCGACTGGGCATAGCCTCAGCCTCAGTGACCATCATACTCGACAAACTGGAGGGGATGAAGTTAATCAACAGGACTAGGACACGGCTCGACCGTAGGTCTGTTCGGATTCAGTTAACCGAGCTTGGCAACGCCGCGCTTAACTCTATCGAGAATGACCAAGCGTAAGACAAACACACCAGAGGACTATAGGTTTCCTATTAAGAGTGTGAATGTGCCGACCGAACCGAGCACCAAGGCAACTGCCGAGGAGTATTTTACCGCCCTACTGGGTGTAGCTTGGAGGGTAGGCTTAGTTCTGCTAGTATTATTCCTGATCATCACCTACGCCTAATGCCTAGTATGAGTAAACCACGAACACCATTCGCTAAATCCTTGGGGGCACCGACCCCCAAGGATTACGACCGACTAGTCCAACGAGCTAGTGAATTGTCTGGCATCTCGATGACCGATTTGCTATCATCAAAGCGCACCCAGCGGGTGAGCCAATGGAGACAATCTATCTTCTTTGTGCTCCGCCACATGGGTGCTACCTTCCAAGAGATTGGAGCATACTTCAACAGGACACACGGCACCATCATACATGGGTGCAATACCCTAGAGAGAAATGCTAGTAATAAAGATGTAAGACAAATCATTATAGAACTAACGAAGAAGACCGATGGAGATCCCGACAACCAGTAACCTCAAATCATTAGAAGCATTCCATGAAGTGTTCCTAGAACATATCCGACCAGTCGCTGAGCATGACCTAGTCAAGCTAAGACCTAAAGAGAAAGAAGTCATCGAGAAACTACGAGCTAAGTTCATCCCTGCTTCCATAGTAATGGATGTGGTTAGCTTCCTTAAGTTTCATCTTAGTGAGTTTGCGGCTGACGAAGTTCTCAAGATGGGTAGTGATGGTGATGCCGAACAAATGATTGAACGGTGTGACGAGCTCGACCCCTACTTCAAAGCCACACGAGCATTAGCCCTAGCCGTACACGTGTTCGCTACTGAGGCATCGGAGACATTCACCACCGACAACGGAGACAAAGAAGAATAGCCATGCCAAATTCACACCACCCATTTGAACGAGTGACTGGGGGGAAGGGCGATAGAGATATCCGCACTGACCCAGCCACTTACCGCAACAGTTTATTCTGGAAGAGATCAACGTGCTGTGATGCACACGTTCAGTCTGACCAAGGTAAGCTAGTGTGTAAAGCATGCGGTAAAATCACCACGACCAAATAAACAATCTGGTATTGTAGCGGAGTTTGTTTATGCTCTGGTTAATTACATCGCCATCCCTGTAACTACATAAAAGCAGGGAACATTTCCTAAAGTTAAGGCCCTGAGAATCGCACACACGGATTGATCCTGCACCCTGCACCGTGCTACGTCAGCCCTGAACCCCTTTAAATACAGGGATTCAGGGCTTTCTTGTGTCTAGAACTTCTCGTCTAACTCAATGTATCTCGACTTGTAAGTAGCCATAGCCCGATAGATAGCACCCGCTCTGTTGAGTGCTTGCTCCTCAGTCATCGTAGGGTTAGCTCCCTGTGACTTGTCATACAAACCTTTGAAAAACTTAGGTCCGAGCTTAGGCTTATCCATGACACCATAGAAAGTATTCTTAGCTCTACGCTTGCTGACCCCTGATGAAGTCATCGTGTTATATATCTGTTGATCAGTCATCCCAAGTCCCCGATACCCACGAGAGATACGGACTAGATCATTTTGGATTATCTTACGCTTCGCTACTTCATCATGATACAGCTGACCAAGGGCGTCCTCCGACATGGGTCTACGTGAATATGATTTATACTTCTGGCTGGATACCCTATCATACTCTTCTCTCAGCTCGTACAGATATCTTCTGTATTGTTGTTCCACATCTACAGTATGCGCTTTGAATGGCTTGAACTGGTCAATCATAATTTGAAGAGGCATATCTTCCTTACGTAGTAGCGTTGGGTCAACGTCTTTAGATTCATACAGTTTCTTAAACCTCTTATATATGTCTGGACCATATGCTTCCTTGAGGACATAGGCCATTCGTTTAGTCATCTTGGTGAGCGAGTCATCTGTCCGAGTCTCTACAATAGGATTATCATTAGATGAATTTCTGTTTTCCGAGATGTCAATCAGAGATGAGGCGAGGATTTGTGGATCTAGATACTGGTCAGTCAGGAAACCTGTGATCAGTTTACCTGCACCTGATGCATACTCACCACGTCGTACATCCTCTATCATTCTAAGAGCGGGGTCACCCAGTAGAGAGTAGGGGTTAGAGAATGTTAAGTCCAAGCTGGTAAGTTCATCTGTCTCCTTATCTCGGAAGAACCAGAACGAATGCCCACGTAAGTATGAAGGTATTCCAGCCCGCATGGACTCATCTTCTTCCTCACCTATCCCAGCAATGTGTTGGAGAACAGCTGGCACAGTAGTTGACCACACGCCCAGCATCATGCTCATACTCGCGAACCTGTTTTGTCCCCTCCTCCTGAGCACCTTGTTGCCACTACGCATCTCCTCGAAAGATAGCCTGTATGTGTTCATAACAATCCTCGGAACCTCCGCCTTGAATCGAATAAACGGAGCGAACAGCATAGCGAAGTTGGATTGAGACAACCCAGTAATAAATGGTGGAGCCTCACTATGTGACTGAGCCGTCATCTTAACCTTCTTAGCGGCCATTCTCTTGAGCTGATACTCATCGGTAGGTATAGTTGAATCAGGCTCACCGCTCGCCTTACGTAGGATCTTGAGCTCGTGCTCGAAGTAGCCTATCTTGTAGAACGCATCAATGGCGGAGGCTAACTCGGCTGCTTTTTCATATAAGTATTTAGCTGGTTTCGTACCTTTTTTAATCTTACTCAACACACCCATTTGTTCTTCCATTAAGATGTCAGGAGTTGTCTTACCCCTCATTAAGTCCAGCATCATCTGACCTCGAACTTCATCTCCTATAATTCCAAGAGAGGTATACTCAATCATAGCTTCCTCAATCTGCTCACCACGTATTGCACCCTTCGCCTTGACGCCCGCACGTTGCATCATGATCCATGGCACATCCACAACCGCCTTATAATATCCCTGTGATGGACCGAAGAAAGCCATGTTACTGAAGGCATTACGGACAAAGAAACCAACGCTACCGAGTGTCTTACTAGCCATTGACAAGCCAGTTACCGCCCTAGAAAACATACCAAATGATGCGATCACTTCCTCCGATTTAGTTTGGGCAGCCCTAAGTTCTGTGCGATCAAATGTCTTGTCAAATCCATCCCTTAATTCAGGTGGGCCATAGAATCCAGCAAGCGGATCACCATCAGATGTTTCATTGGTGTTTCTCATAGGAACCCAGAGCTCATACTGATCCATATCAGCCTCACGTTCCTCCTGAGTGATCAGGAAACCCTCGGCTTTACCCATCTCCGCTACATTGTTAATGAACGACTGGTTCGCAGACATCTTCGCTACAGTAGAAAATGTTCGTAGCAGGTTATCAACCGTACCATCCTGACCATACTCACCCAGTAGATTACGTAGAGATATATCTAAGTCCTTCTTTTGCTTAAGGTTATCAATCATAATGCGGTGTGACTCCGAATGATTCTTTGCAAGGGAACTCATACTATGAGGTTGATATGATTCTAGAAATTCATCCAACATACGTTGACCTTTCGGGTGTCCACTATCATCCGCCGTTCTGAGCTTCGCCTCAGCTTGCGCCTTCGCTTCTGTCTCAGTCAGATCTTTTTCCTTCACGAGCTGCGCCGTTTTATCTTTAACGTATTGCTTCTCAAAATATTTCTTAGCGGCTTCACGGACTTCATGGTAAGCAGAATCCTTCTTAACTTTGGATGCATAGTTAGAATCAGTAAACATGCGATAGGATCTAGTGATATAGAAGTCCATGTTCATGTCTAGTCTAGCTTGAAGCTCCTCATTTAATCCGAAGTTGTCCTTGATGTATGTAGACAATGGTTGGATAAGTTCCTTACGTACATCTCTGATGTGCTGAGCTAACTCAGGAGATAAGAGTTCGAGCTCCGCCATCTTCTCATCCTTTGTCCGTAGTATCTCATCCCTAGCGATGATCTCCTCGGACTGAACGGCTTGCCTCTTACGTAACTTAGACGCTTCTTCAGCAGCTTCCGCTTGCTCATTGGTGAGATCCTTGTTGTCTCTAATAGCTTTAAGCTCAGCCTCGTGAACCGTATCAATGGCCTCAAGGGTATCACTTGTTAATACAATACCCTTCGCGTCACCCATTGCCTTCTCCAACATTTCTTTTTGGTAATCGTTAGGCTCGCCATTGAATGCTTTCTTGACAAGCTTATCCATCTTCCTCTTGTATTTAGTAACAATCAGATCCGAAGCCCTTAAGAATGCTAGTCTGTTCTTATGGAGGTCGGTGATGCGTGGATCTACCTCTCCTCTAAACAAACGCTGATACCATTTACGAGGCGCATTATAATCACCCGTCGTATACACAGGCATCTCAAGTGTTTTGATGAACCCAGCCATGTTGATGCTGTCCGCCTCTACGGAAGAACCAGCCTCGAGCGATGAACGCAACGCCCTACGTGCCACAGGTTTATACTTCACATTAAATTGTTTCATGGCATCACTACCAACACCAAGGTCAAACACGAACTGCTGATCCCATCCATAGTTTCGCCACAACCCGAGACCACCCGTGCTCTGCACTACTTTTCTGACAGACCAAGTCTTCTTAGAAGTTGTGGCCATCTTCTGTAGCTCAGCGATCTGAGTCTTGTGATACTTCTGGATACGTTTAAAGTTATCTTCGATGTAGGCAACCACATCTGCATCTGCATTATCATGTACCTTCCTGACATTCCCAAGAAGGGCGAAGGAATACTCAAGATTCTTACCAACCTTCATGACTACATCTTTGTTGTTAAATGTTTGTGCGTCCACTACATCTACCATTGCCCTGACATATTCTTCAGGAGCCGCTGTAGCAAGCCACTCTGAGAACTCATTATGTATGTGAATCGGGAGCTGACTCTCTAGCCTTACTTTGAAATCACTTAAGTCTTTATCTGTGTTTTCAAAACCCCACTTGGCCCATGCATCATAACCCTTTGTCATAGCGCCAGAACTTTGCAGGTCTTGTATCATCTTAGCTTTCTTATTAGCGCCCATACCTTCTGCTTTCTTAACAGCGGTAGTCAATACGTTACGACGAGCCCTAGACATGTTTACGATCTGTCCTGAACCTGAACCCTGAGTCTTGATTGCTGGAGCGTTAATCTCTCCATTCGCAGCTATGAGCTGGACCATTAATGGAACAGTATTCGGGACTGGTGTCACACGACCACCCTCACTTTTAAGTTGTTCTATCTTCGCCGACAATACATCAGCTTCTTCATTCGTTAGCTCACCCTTACTAACTCGATCTCCTAGCATAAAGAACTCATCGTCCAATGTAATCGGACTCATAGACCCAACAGAGATAGATCCATCTGAATCAATACTGAAGTCTACCAGTGACCGCGAGCCTATCTCTCCGATAGCGACCTCCATCGTGGGACTGGTAGGTAATGACAACTCGTCAGTTATAATCTCCATATAGCCAGCACCCTCGAGTTCTGATAATGCCTGTCTTAGCTTTGATACATCAGTCGTTCCGACTGCTTGATATGTAACCTCACCAGATGAGACTTCATTGTTAAGACGAGCAAGCAAACTATCATCTGCGGCTACTTCAGATGAACCTTTAGCTTGTTGTATATCTCGAAGAGAACGTATGTATAATGCAAAAGTATCATCAAGTGCTTTAGTAAGTTCTGGGCTTGTACCAAAGTCGGCGGCCAGTCCTTCATATAAGTCAGCATCCAGTGCTTCCAGAGCAGAAAGACCTAACTTGAGATTCATAGTGTTAGGGTTCATCAACTCATGATTAAAGCCCTCGATATATTCGGCAAGGATTCCCCTTTGTTGATCTACGTCAGGGGTGTTGATAATATTTTCTGATGTAGTAAGTGGACTAATATCAGACCCAGATAACATTGTGTCTTCTACGAGTGCACGTACATCATCTAACACAGCTTCATAAAACTCCTCAGGAACCTCATCAGTTTCTCTGGGTATTTGTTTTAGTGCGTTCTCATATGCTTCTTCTGCAATAGAACGTCTTGCATCCGTAACACGGCGGTGTCGCGCCTGTAAAGATGTCCGTAAAGTTTTCCTAATGTCTGTTGTAGTTTGTGGTGAGCTGTCTACCTCTTCTTTTTCTGGGTAGTCAACAAGTCCACCAGTTAGGTCTCGAACAAACTCGATCTTCTGCTTAGGTATAATATCTGGTAAAGCATTTAATCCTTCTACTGCCCTTAGTTCTGCAACAAAATCCTCTGGGTCTGAAACCATCTTATCATTTAGTATAGCCGCGAGCGTCTCAAATGAATTGTCTGGGTTATTTGGGTCAAAGTTTAGGTGTGTCGGAGCGAGTCGATACCCCCTCTTAATCGCACGTAACTCATCCACTAGTCGATTGATCGAGGATGACAGGTATTTGTTATCAATACTACCCATAGCGCGAGCCGCCGCTACCCTTTTAAACAGACCCGATACATAACGGAAGAGGATCTTCATCATGGATGGGTTTGTTTTGTAAAAGGCGTGATCTTCCTCAGTTGTGTATCCACGCGTGATACGTTGTCCTACTGAACGGAGGTGTTCCTCCACTAGCATACGCTTAGTTTCGAGAATATCTTGTTCTAGGGCAGCCTTCTCCTCAGGTGTCATATCCGAAGTTATTTCTGTCGCTAGTAAAGCCTTCGCGTCATCACGTTTAGCTTGGTTTGTGGTAAAGTAGTTATCAATAATCCTGTCAAACTCTCTAGAGTTTAGGGTCGAAGCTAACTGATCTATCTCAGACTGAGGTATTGCATTATAGGAAGCTACGTGAGCCAGCTCCTCCTCAATGACTGCTGACATCAGCAACCGAGAAGACACAACGTCCATGTCCTTGGTGAGCTGAAAAATATTCTCTGGGTTAAGGTAAACCATACCACCCTGCATCTTAGCTGGACCAGAAGATTCTGTGTCGAATGCTAGATTAACTTCAGGGGGAATCAGATTACGCATGTGCTGAACTATAACCCTTAGTTTCTTCTGAGCCTCAGTCAAACTTAGTGAATCATCGGGGACATCTAGTTCATCTAGATTGTCTATTAATGCCTCTACCTCTGCCTCATTGTCTAGTTGGTTTTGTTCGAGGGAGCTATTAAGAGCTTGTTGCTCACGTTCATTGAGGGGCTTGTCTTCATCGCGTTGGGTCTGGGCTCGGTCTTCATAACCTCGCATGTTATTAAATCCAATAGCACGGAGCATCATGTTATTACGATCCATCCGAACCATGGCGGCCTTAGCTATTCTCTTCGCCGCTGTCTTGGCACTAGCCTCTACACCAGCACCAGCTTTGACTGTTATGACATCTACAATAGCATCACTATACTCAGCGGCTTCTGCGGACGTAACACCTCTCTCAAAGAACCTGAGGATAGCGTCCCCAATTCTCTTGAAGAAACTCTTCTTGGCATTCTTGGATTTACCGAGTGCGAGAATCTCTTGCTGTAACTCGTTAGAAAGCATCACACCTGCGATAAACTCATCTATGTTACCAAGGGAGTCCATGATAGGACTATTGGCAGCATACCCATTGTCGGTAGCGGCTTGCCTAATCTCACCCATCAGATTTTCTAATCGGGACATCGCTTCCTGTTGCTTAGTGCTAAGGCTATCTTTCGGTTTAGCAAACGCATCAGAAAGGGTGGCGTGTAAATACTCCTCTAGTAATACATTAGTAAGCCCTTTGCCATTGTGACCATTTAAGTTAAGAGTCACCCCATGGGAACCATCAGTATACTTGGTATACAACCCCGCATACTTACTCAAGTTAAGTTCGGTAATATCAAAGTCTACTGACCTTATGAACGCTGGGTTCTCAAGTAGTAGCTCAGCCACTAGTGCGTGCTGTTTATTTGACTTATTTTTTGCGATGTTTTGTAGAGCGTTGATTACACTTTCTGGATTACCAGAGACTAGTCCCAATCTATTAGCTTCTGCTCTGTTGAGTTCTCTAGCCATGGCTTGCCCTGCTTGGCTAACCCTAGACTTGGCCATCCGACTGCGACGAACTCGTGTGTTTTCCTTGGCAAAAGCGCCAGCGTCTGCACCATTCTTAATGTTCTTCTGGAAACTATCCTTGTAACCTGAATCCTGACTCATGTTTCCGTCAACTGAGGCAGTATTGACATTGAGAACTTTGAGAGCGTTCTGCAGACGTAATATATCAGGGTCCTGTTGGGTTGAGTCCTCATTCTGCATCGACGCAAGCCTCTCTTTAAAAGACTTGACCTTCTGGTTTTGGTTACCTTGAGCCAACCAATCTTGAAGCATAACTGCGAGCTTGGGACTTGATGCCTTCTTGACAAACTTACGGTCAGCCGTAGTACCTGAAAAAACAGAATTTAGCAGTAAATTTTCAAGTTCAGCTCTGACTGCTTTGTTTTTATCTAGATTCTCAAGGTGTGTCGCCACTTGATCATACGTCATGTATGTATCTGTCCGATTAGGTGCAAGGTCATCAATACGGGCTCTCTCATAATTAGCTACGACCTCCCTATCGAAGTTAATAGCCCCAGCATTTCCATCACTGGCAGCGTCAATTTCAACAATCTGTATTGAGTTCTTACGTCTTTTATTGGCATCATAAAGCTGCTGAACTCCCATGCGAGTAGACACAAGCTTAGCTACGTCTTCAACAATAGGCATCTTACCGCTGGTTTGCTGGTTGTTGAGGATCTCGTCTAGGACATAGTTCGATATAGTTTCCAGACTGTTGTCACTAACCCTACTTATTGAGAGCATAGGAGCCACCTGTTTCGCTAATCTTTTTTGACCCGCTGCATTTTTAGGTAAGTCCGTAAACTCCATGAATGCCTGAAGTATTTTTGTCCTAGCCGCCAGTTCATTTTTCTGGTTTAGTTCATACTTGCCCTCTTTGTTTTGCTGAACATACGGGAGAACGCTTGTATTGCTATCACCCCTAAGCATTTCTATTCTAACGGCGCGGGTCGATGCATAGTATCTCATCTCAGCTTGCACAGACAGTGATCCAAGGGACAAATAATTCTCGTCTAGGACTCTACCTCTGGGTGTCATCAAGTTAAAGAAACTCCCCTGAGTTGATGAATTAAGGGAGGAGCTGACGTATGAGTCGGTTGACTCGATTACCTCTGATACAGATACGGTTTCACCTTCTTGTATAACACGCATCGTGGATGGACCCGACGGTATACTAGCGACGTCCACAGCCAACTCACCTACCTTAGTTTCTGAAAATATATAAGATGCAGTCATATACTTCTCTAACGTGGAAGTATCTTCGATTGTGTCTCTACTCTTTTTGGCCTTACTCTTAGTAGATATCTGCATAGCCTCTAGAACATCAGGCTTTCTAATCATTGTCACACGTCTACCCTCTTTGTAGTCTACCTCAAACGCCTCGTTGACATCACTAGGGTCCATGTCTAGAGGTATGCTAAATGGAATCTCAGCTTCTTCCAGTAGGGCCATGGTAAGTGGGTTGTTATCAAACACGCCTTTACCATCAGCATCTACATATGCCCTGTGAATACGGCGAATTGATTTTTTTTCGACTGGGTGATACCACGTCGCGGCCTTTGTATCCTTCGTAGTGATCGTCCTCCCTCCGACTGGCTCAGCGACTTCAATCCAAGGACTATTTTCATATACCTGTACCGCAATGTAGTCAGAAATACGTGAGTAATTATGGCGATTACCCCCACCTAATACAAGACCATAGCTTCGGTTACTGTTGATACGGACAGGATACCCGAGATCAATGAGACGCTGTATCTTAGGGGCGTTGTTGTTGGGATCTCCTAATCCTACTAACTCTTCTATCTCTTCACTTAGTTCCATCACCTCATCCGCTTCCTCCTGTAAGACGGGTTCTGATATATCTTCTTCTAAGACACGTTTGTATGATTCTTCGGAGCGTGCCTGAGTGACTTCATCTGGGTTAATACCAGTCGCTTGTAGATTACTTACTTCCCGTGGCGTAGGTGGTGGGGACAGTATGTCAAGAGACGCTGGGGATATGGTAGAGGTATCTACATCAAGGTCTAAGATAGAATCGGATTCTTGAGTGAAGTCTAACTCTAATTGAATAGGGGCCTTAGCTGATTCACGCTCGAAGTTTTCTTCAGCTATAGCTTCACGGCTAGCCCGCTCCCAATCTTCTGGGGTGCGCTCATCGAGCTCTTCCATGATAGTAAAGACATCCTGTGTGTCTTGGTCTACACCAACTTGTTCGTTAGTATCTGGGTCTATGACCCCAACGATGTTGTTCTCACGATCAAGCACGTAGTTCTCTGAAATAGTTACTGCGGCATCAGATTCAGAAATCTTACCATCGGTAATGGCCTCAATCTCTTGAGCAACAAACCCAGCTTCCACGACTCCATTCTGTCTAATTAACTTAGCTACACGCTGACGGATAAATGGCTCTGACTTCTCTACACTTGGCTCAACGACGCCTATTTCTAGTGGGGCGACTGTCTCTGAATCTACTTCAATAGGATCAGCGTCCTGTTCTGTGGTGGCTTCTTGTGGGAATACAATCGTATTAAGGGTATCCGATCCATCTTCTGATGGGATCACTACTCCATTAGACAGGCCAACTACCCTCGAGTAAGTTTTGTCACGGACTTTAACATCTTCCTTAATCGCTACAACTGTAGCTACGTTCCCGCTTGGTAGTAACACCGAGTCACCTTCGCTTAGGGCCGATACAACTTTAGCAGTAGGTGGTATACTCTGGTCAAACTCTTGCTCACCTTCGGGGACTTCTACTGGCGCGGGTTCAGGTTCCTGCGTTGGTGTGTCTTCTACTACCTCGGGTTCCTGCGTTGGTGTGTCTTCTACTACCTCAGGTGCCTGACCTTGCTCTTGAGTAGGTGCCCCAGTTGTCTCAGACCTAGTCTGAGTATACCTGTCGTAAGCTTCGCGAGCTTGATCAACCTGACCCATAGGCACAGTTAAAATTTGTTCTACAATCTGAGCCGAGGCAGGAGCACCCTTCTCATTTAAACGTGTAGTGACATCATTGATGAAGCCTTGTTGTATCGCTTGTTCCTCAGCTCTTGCCACCGCATCAGTCGTACCCCTTACGTTTTGGATAACACGTGCTCCCGTAGGCATAGCACCACCAAAGAGACCACCAGCTAAGGAAGCCCAACCAGCACCAGTGATCCGATCTAGCATCGGTGTGTCCTGATCAGTATAGAAGTCCTGTACTATACCATTGATAAACTCGTCGATAAATTCTTCCGCCCCTTCCTGAGAAGCATCTTTAAGAACCTCCCCAATAAACGTATCTTTTAAGCCATACTTAGAGTTGCCATACACGGATTTTTTAGTGGCTTCTTTTAATACACCAGCAAGGAGCTCGTCCTGCTTGCCAGCATCGGCGACTTGTTTGCCTCTTGCACTAAGACGAGAAATAACATTAGTGGCTTGCTTCTTAGACATACCAGCTAAGAAAGTTTTCTCAGCACCAGCGGCTCCCATAGCTCCGAAAGATCCCGTGATCAAAGCAGTAAATGATCCTGCCACAAGACCAGCTCCAACCGCACGGTCATGCTTCTCCTCATGAGACAAACCACTATCTTCTAAAGAGGAATATGTTGTTGCATATGTCATTCCAGCGGATCTGTTAAAAGCGGGGATCGCCATAGCTGGAATAGTATTAAGCTTACTAGCTTGCAACTTACTGAATTTATCAATAGCTTCCATGGCACCTTTACGGCTAGAACCCGTGGCAGTGACGAAGCCATCCTTAACTAATCTGTTCAATGCACTCTCCGCGCTTTCTCGGCCTGTCACCTTAAACGCATTAGTTACGATACCCTTTGCCAATCCTTTTGCCGTTATTTTTGCGCCTGTCTTAGCAGCCAAGTATGCGGCTCCACCAGCTCCCGCAGAACCAAGAGAAAGCAAACCTGTAATGGCTACGTCTGTGATAACAGGAGCTACCATCTCGGCGATGTCCTGTCCCATACCCATCTCAACCCCAAACAAACGTGCGGTCTCTCGCCTGTTCTGGTTATCTTTAATCTGATCTATGAGATATCCTTGAGCAGTTTCAGACCCCATAATAGCTGGTAGCGCAGCGATAGCTGACCCCAACGCATTGGGTATGGACATAGCGACACCACCTACACGAGAAGTGAGTTCACTATAATTATCATCATCCTGTACAAATTCTTCAAGGATAGTTCCCTTACTTTTACCCTCTGCAAGACCTACTTGCACGGCTTCTTGCCACTCGTCTTGAGTGTTGCCGCCAGACAAAATCTGGTTGTATGTGTCAAAGTTATTTTCCAGAGTCAACTTCCTCTGGTTTGTTAGGTTTGTCACCTGATCCTCCGAGAGCTGCGGGTTAGCTTTGATGATCGAGTCAAACATCTGCTTTCGGGGGATTGCTGCACCGTGTATGACTGGATCTTGGTATCCGTAGTCTTTAAGATTATACTTTAACTTATCGGGCTCATCTTGAAATGCCCACATGTTCTGCTCCGCAGCAGCCCCAGCCGCAGCCTGCTCGACGACAACCTTGAGATCATCCATGTCGATGACCTCCCCTTTATCTGACACAAGGCCAGTCTGCTCTAGGATATAACCTAGGTTCTGCACATTGCTATCGTATACTTTTTTAGCTCGGTCTATCTCTTTCTGATCTCCGCTGGATAAGCTGTCATCGTAAGTAGCTAGTGATTGAATCGTTGATTTCCAGTATTTGTTAGCCCTGTTATGTGGGTTTGCTTCTACAGTGTTCTGGTAAGGCCCAAAGAAAACTCCTTTTCCGTCCGCGTTGCTGTGTATAAGACCTGCCAACATACGTCCTTCACGGTCCACCTGCATGGTGCCTAGTGACGGACCCTCTACATCCTCCTTTGTCAACAAGACCGTAAGCTTGTCAGCAAGGTCTACATACCGACGTTGTTCAGCATAGGTAGTCCCCTTTAGGTTGATGGGGCTGTTAGCCGCCTCAATCTCAATAGCGTCGTTGTAGTCTATACCGAGGTGTTTTGAAGATTCAATGATCTCTTTAGTGCTCATCCCCTTGGCTTGACGGCCAAGCCTTATAACTGAATTTCCTGTAGAGTCATTGACACGAGCGGCAATTAGGTTTCCTGTATTGACACTATCAATAATAGATTTGTCCCAGTCCTCACTATATGCAACTTCTTCAGCTGCTGATTTTAACTGAGCTCGTTGTTCAATATATGCTGGGTCTTCGACCATACCCAGCTTTGCGATCGCTTTCTCATTAGCGAGATACGCCGTTGCCTTTTGCCACGCGTCCGTGTCGCTAGAGTGAGTGCTGGTTACTAGCTGTAGTCTCGTGTCTAGACTTATTTCTTTGGGGGCATATAGATCCCTTACTTGTTCTTTGTCCTGACGATCTAGTAAACCTTTTGATTCTAGCGCAGACTCATAGTTGTTGCGTAAATCTATTTCCACCGCCGCATTCCACGTATTATCGTCAAGGTGGTGTTTCCTTACGTAATTTGAGTACCCTTTTAAATCAGCGGCATCATCCCCTGTGGCGTTTTCTTCTCCCCATTTTGAGAACTTAGAATACGTGGGTGTTGGAATTGCCTGAGTAGTATCATAGGCGTCGGAATCTTCACTAGCCTCAAGGGGAGTGAGTAGGTATTTGGATAGATCAGTCATAGCTGAATTTTATGTGGTGGGGATTATTCTAAATCCCACTGTGTGTTTGTTGGTGGTGGTGAAGTTTGGTTTTCGTTTGATTGTTGTCTGATGGGCTTGAATTGGCTGTTTTCAATGTCCATCTCCATAGCATAGGCTGCATCATACAATTCGTCTTGTAAGTCATCGTCAGCTAACTTTAGTTCTCTTACATCTTTAAGAGACTGTTTCGTGATGCGAGCGTATATACGCTCGAGTTTCTTACGAGATTGGGGCTTGAGGACAGATGGTCCACCAGTATCGCTCGGCTCCTTCATCATAAACTGTTGAGTTTCTGGGTCAAATGCCAAGCCTCCCTTATCATCACCCGTGTAAGACAAAGAGTCGAGTGCGGAAAATGCGGATTTAACAATCGCATTGTTCTTCGCGATGAAATCAGTTCTAGCTTTAGCACCAGCCTGTTGACTAATCTTATCCTGTCCTGATCGACGCGCATATTGGGCGAAGTCTAGAGCAGATTGCTCGTCTTCGGTTCTGACACCATCCGCGTCAATCATAGCGGTAACCTCATCCACGCCCCCTGATTCAGCATATGGTTTTAGTCTGCTCATATACTTACCGCGCTCTTCTTTTTCTTTGTTTTCTATCTTAATCCTTTCCTTTTCCTGCAACTCAAGACTCTTATAGGCGGTGCCAATTATCGAAGACCCTAAACCTGAGTTAGCTAGATACGGATTCTTGAGCTGTAGCTCGGTGAGGGCTTTGGCTTTTGATCCGCTATCCCCCTCGGCATCATTAATGTCATTAATCTGACTTACAAGATTCGGGATACGTGATTCAAGATCGCGTTCTCGGGCTGCTTTATCCTTTGAATTTTTAAGATCTGCTAATGTAGCCTCATACCGAAGATCACTATTCCTGATAGAAGCTAATTGAGATTGAATGGTCAACATGTCCTTCATGTCTTTTGTGTCTGGACCATACTTTTTAGCAAGGTACGAGCCTTCACGACTCGATAACCCAGACTTGAAAAAGCTCCCGCGCATGGGAGCTATGTCACCTTCAAATGAAAAACCTTGTGGCATAATTAATATCTAGTTTCTTGTCCTCGTCGCACCTCATCTGGTTCAGTAATCCCATCTCCATCACGCCTTGTTCTGTTACGCATGAACTCATCTATCATGTCCTGCATTTGTTGCCCATAATCTATTTCACCTCCTTTTGCTCTCTCCTGAGCGTCCACGAATGCTTGCGATTTTACTGTTGGCTCACCCGCTATTTTTTCAGCAGCTGCTCTACGCCTTAGCATACGGGCTCCTTCCTTATCTCCAGCACGTCCTAGCTTGCGAGCCTCCAACAGCATACGACCAGCTTCGGACATGATTTGTCGAGATGGTGCATCGAGCCCTGTGATGCGGAGAGCTTTAGGCCGTGCGGCTGCTTTCTGCTTGATGGAAAGCTTCGGTTTGTTCTTCTCGTCTTTGTAATATTTCATGCGTGAGATTAGATGTTTACCATTACGATCTGTTGCGTCGTCTCTCCTCTTTATCTAGGTCAGCTTGGCTTGTCCTGATGTTGCTCCCTGTTCTGTTTCGCTGTAACCCCCCAGAAGCACCCTGTGTTGTCGCTCTGTTACTCCTCTGAGAGTCTACTGTGTCTAAAAACTTCCCCATATTTGCACGTCTGTAATCACGCTCTGCTTGCTTATCTAGTTGCTTGTTTGCATAAGAGTCAATTTGATCACTACTAAGACCCATGTCTTTACCCATAGCGTAGAAATTGGCTTTGTCTTCGGAAGACGCCGTGGCTGGGTTGTAGTTAGCGGCGTTCAGTTGGGACGCAAAATCTTTTCTTTTATCAGTTCTTGCCTGATTAGCGATCTTGTTCTGGTTCATGTTGAACGCTCTTTCCGCAGCGGCTAGATTTTGAGGATTATAGTCTCGGACGTAATCACCTTGATTATTCTTAGTGACTAGTTCACTGGGGTCAAACTTAGGCTGTTTCTTCTCTAAAAAATTATCAGCTTTGGGTGTCGCCGCAGGTTGAAACTTACCTTCTCGACTTGTAGCCATCACATCATCTACTACGCCAGCGAGATCCACGGGTTCGCTAGCAATCGCTGAAAGTTGGTTTCCTTTGAGTATACCCTCTGGCGTTGTTGGCGTTGGTGCAGATCCAAATGGCACGGCTGCTCCAAGGGAAGGTGCTTTTGGACCACGAGCCATGTCCATTAACTGCTTACTCTTACCGAGACCTTCGTATGCGCTGAGAGAATCTTGCACTGAATTAAACAAGGATGAACCACCGCCCGCTCTGTTTTTTTCCACTACGGCATTATTATCGTATTGTCTAAGCTGCTCATCACGAGCTGCTTGGTCTGCACGACGACTCCTAGCTTGTCCCTCAGGCCCACTAAAAAATGACTCGGCTTCCTTGCCTAGATTCTTGAACATCCCTTGGAGACTGGCGGATTGCCCCCTTTTGATTTGCTCACGTTTTAAGCTCTCTGACAATTCATCCGCAAATTCTGCAAATGTCTTAACTCTTTTATCTTTGTCTTTGTCGGCCATATATTAAGTAGGATGTACGTTTTAGTATATACATTGTGCCTCCGAACTCAAGGGTAAATTCAAGGTAAGTAAGCGGCGTCGTTCTGCAGTGCGGCTTTTAGGTGCTTCATCGACTTAGGTGGTTTCCTATAAGCCTGATTTGGATCTTCCTCACGTGGCTCCATAGCGATCAATCCGTGCCTCTGGCGAGCACAGTCAAGGGCTAGAAACGCCGCATCTGCAAGGTCGGGAGACTGTCCGAGCCTCTGCTTAAACTCTGGCTTGGACTCAATCCTAACCTTTAGTGAGCCAGTCTTTACTAGCTCATAGTTCCGACCGACAATTTCCTGAGCTAAATCAGAGTCCACACCAAAAATTTGTCTGGTCCTCATGAGCTCCTTGCCCACAAACCACAGCTCTGACACTCGGTTGGTATATAGCTCCAGTCCCGTAAGCTGGCTATTCACTGAGACACGCTTATCTGAGGGTCTGCCACCAAAGGTAACACGTAAGAATCTAGCCGACCACTCTCCTGCCAATACGTCACAGAAAGATGAACCTGCACCAGTTGCGTCCACCGCTAGATCATCGGGGGCTACACCCTCCTTCTTACAAATCTTCTTAATCTGCTCGACCAGCTGATATGTCCGTGGCACCGCCTTGTTGGTCGCATCATCATTAAGCTGGTAGCTCTTACCTAGCTCAAAGACAAACTGACCTGTATCGTCGGTACCTACCTGACCTACATACAGCACGGTCCTGTCACCGCCATTAGTAAAGGCAGGGTCGAGACCAGCTACCTTGGTAGGTGATGATGCCCATCGAACCTTATTCATGCACCCGCTCTTGGTTATCTCATTCTCGCTGTAGATACCTTCGTCCTCATCTGAGTCAAAGAATACAGCTCGCACCATTCGCATATAACCACGGGAGCTAGTTCCCAGTAGCTCACGCTTCTCCGCGATCTGATCGGCACGTGGTAAGTATGGGTAGATTGTCTCACCTGCTAAGATGTTTGGACTACGCTCACCATCCAGTCGTATGTATTTACCACCCCATTTGGTACGCCAGCCGTCATCGACGTTGGTATCTACCGAATCCCAGCCATCCTCTGGCTCAGACCACACGCCAAACGCATCGAACTTCGAGCTCGGGTTGGACATACCGATCATGCGGAACTCGGGGTTTGATGACAAGTTGGTCAGACCAGCGTGGACCACAGCCTCAGATATCTCAGATAGCTCGTCACCTATAACAATAACCCGCCTGTTCTTAATACCGATAAACTTACCTACTGCCTCACGAGTCCTGCTCTTCTCCGCTGCAATAAGCGAAAGACCAGACTTCTCTAGGAGTGTGCCGTGCTCGTTTACGTAAGCTACGTTACCTATGGAATCCCGAATCCTGAAAGGCATATCATCTATCACTGCCAGTAAGCTGATAATAGAACCCCAGATCCGCTTACGTGCTTCACGCAACGTGGTTGAAGTAATCAGGACTAAGGTATCCTTAGGCTGGGATAGACAGTTGATGATAGCGTAGGCCGCCATCGTGTGTGACTTGGATGAGGATGCAGCACCACCAACAGCAACAAACTTATTCTCAAGGCAGCTTCGGATGATTATCTTAGCCCATGGGTTTGGTTGCATCAGGGGCTCAGGTAGATCTGGCCTATTCCACAGCACATCACAGGCTCTCCAGAAGTAATACTCCTTCGCCTTCATCAAGTCGTGGTTAGCAAAACCAAACAGTAAGGCAGTTAGCAAACTAGTTGGTGGTATCTCCATGCCACCCACATCCATCTTGGTGCTAGACGGCTTAATGAACGGCTCGTATTTGCTGTCTAATTTAATCTCCATTAATGATTGAATACATTGTAAATACAAACTATACTCCAACACATGGCGAAGGACAACCCTGAAGACAAAAAAAATAAAGGCCCCGAGCCGCTACCTTTGCACAAGAAAAAGGTCACAAATCCTTTTGGCCAGAATGGAAAGAAGCGCCGCCTGTTTAACAAGGCGATGGAAATGTATGAGCAACAATACACGTTCTCTGCCATTGCCAAGGAGTGCGGAGTCCACGTTAGCACACTGCGTAGATGGTTCAGGGATGCGGGTGCACCACCGAAGAAAAGCAAGTGGGAACAAAACCCCACCCCTTGGAAAGAAGGAGACGATCCCAAGCCAGAGTCAATCTTTGACGGCACAGAGGAGCATAAAGTAAAACACGCTGTAGATGCAGCGGCAGAACAGGCACACGTAGCCGAGAAAGGTAGGATCAACGAGATCGCTGAAGCTCAGGGTAGCCCAGCAGAACAATACCAAAGCTACATGGCGAGCCAAGCGGTTCGCTTAATGCGAGATGGCATGGCTCAGATGAGGCCGCCCAGCAATGTCCGAGAAGTAGAGGTGCTTGATAAGATAGCACGACGCCACTTCGGACTAGATGAAAAACAAAAAGGTGGGGCTAATAGCCTCAGCATAGATATTAACATTCTCAACGATGCCGCAGCAGCTGCCAGAAAAAGGCCAACCAAGGTTGTCGATGTAGACCCAGAACCAAACAACCAAGACTAATGAAATTTTTCGCTGAACGCAGCCACGAGCCTGACCCGTTCGTTATCAAAGGGAGTGTACGCTCCAGTGTCGATTACTTCTATTCCGCAAAACAAATCACAGGTGACTTTGTCAGAGTGATTCCGAACAGCTGGAAAGAAATATCATTTATACAAAGCCTTGAGAAAGGATACAACTTGTTCGCCCCATGGCATGGAGATGGTGTGTTAGTCCGAGCAGACTTCCTCCCACCTGTCCATGATCGTAGGCGTCGATAACGGATCTTGCTCTGGGGCAGCTGTGGCTATTAGTAGCTGGGATGGTGCCCTGCTAGGGTATACCCGTTTACCGAGTTACAAGAATGGTAAGAAGACTGAGCTCGACATGATCGCGTTCAGGGACTGGATACTATCATTTGAATGTCCACCTATGCGGGTGGTCATCGAGGAGCCTCTGCACCATGCCCCATCCTCACAATCCATGCGGTCTATGGCGTTGTGCTATGGTCAGCTTACTGGGCTGTGCACAGGTATGTGCTGGCCGTGGGATGCCGTCTCTGTCAGGGAGTGGCAAAAAGAAATGTTGGGTAAGTTCCCTAAGGGGCAGTCTAAGAAATATGCGATTGCCAAAGCTCAGGAAATACTACCTGATGAGAAGTGGTTAGCGACACCAAGATCGAAGACATCACACGACGGCATCGTCGATGCATTCCTTATGGCTACAAGAGAATACAGGAAAAACTTTGCCTAAGGAAAAAATATATTGAAAAATTGTTGACGGGCTAAATGACGTCTGGTAGGTATGAATCATACAAATCAGAAACCATGAAGCCAGTAAACAATGAAAACACTATTTCCCAAGCAAGAAGACGCGCATAGATTCTTTACTATTACCCAGCGTCAGGGACACAACACACTCGACACCAGCGATGCTGGAACAGGCAAAACTGTAGTTGCCGCTGCGTTAGCAAAATCATTAGGACACCCTGTTGCTGTCCTGTGCCCTAAGCAAGTTATCCCGTCTTGGGAGCGCGAGTTAAAAGATATGGGCGTAGACCCACTTTTTGTAATTAACTACGAAAAGATTCGTGGTGGTCGTACCAAGTGGATGACCAAGTCAGGTAAGAAGATAATGAAGTGGATGTTACCTATGGGAACACTTCTTCTCGTAGATGAGATCCACAAGTGCAAAGGACCCTACACACAAAATGCACAGATCGTTTTGTCACTCGTTAACCAAGGTTATCAGATACATGGTATGTCTGCTACAGCAGCGGAAGACCCGACTGAGATGAGATCACTCGGCTACATGCTCAAGCTACACAGTCTTAACAAAGCGGACAAGCCACTGAGATCTTGGTATAGCTGGATGACTAGACTTGGTTGCGAAAAGGATTTCTGGAATCAGTGGCGTTTGACTAAAAAGAGCAAACTTAAAGACCTCAGGGAGAGCATGTATGGCATCAGCACTGACCGACTGTCCGTGCAGGACCTGCCTGACGCCTTTAAAGACAACCGTATCTTCGTTGAGCCAATTCAATTTAAGAATTTAGCTAAGATCAAAAAGGCTTACAAAGACCTAGGTCTCACACCAGAGATCCTAGAGCAGTATATTGAGAACGGCACAGTAGAGAACAGTGAGCATGTCATCGTCAATATCATACGTGCCCGCCAACTGGCTGAGACATTGAAGGTACCTGACCTTGTCGAGATGGCTGAGGACCTCATGTTGGAAGGACTAAGTGTTGTTATCTTTGTCAGCTTTAAAGAAACTGTAGAGTCGCTCTGCGAAAAACTACAGTGCGACCGCATCGAGGGTTCGCAGAAGTCAGATCGTCAGCAGGTCATCGACGACTTTCAGGCAGATAAGACTACTTGTATTGTTGTCAACACCGCAGCAGGTGGCACAGGTATATCACTCCATGACGTGAATGGAGAGCGGCCCCGTGTTAGTCTTATATCCCCACAGTTTTCTGCCAAGGACCACGTCCAAGTATTAGGACGCATCCACCGCAATGGCATGAAGTCAGACGCACTTCAAAAGATTCTCGTCGCAAGTGGCAGTGTAGAGGAGGCAGTAATGTCTTCGATGCAACGTCGCCTCGACAACCTCAAAACACTACAGAACCAATGAAGCATACTAAAAAAAATCAGGTATTTGGCATTGGGATCAACGATGCTGATTACGTTGTTAACCCAAGGATAAATGGTAAACAAGTAGGCTGCCCGTTCTACAGCACATGGAAACAAATGCTGCGCCGCTGTTACAGCAAAAAATGGTGTGCGCGTGCCCCTTCCTACATCGGTTGTTCTGTTACCAAGGAATGGCACTCATTCATGACATTCCGCCACTGGATGTCCATGCAGAAATGGCGTGGTAAACAATTAGATAAAGACATAATCGAACCAAAAAACAAAGTGTATGGCCCTGAGACCTGTATGTTTGTGCCCCAACATATTAATCTTTTACTTCGTGATAACAAGCGAGGTATATGTCCTTGCGGTATATGTCCTCGGGGTGTTAACTACGTGGCGAAGAATAAAAAATACAGGGCTCAGCTAAGGATTAAAAACAAGACGACTCACTTGGGTTATTACAGCACCCCCGAGGAAGCCCACGCAGTTTACTGCTTGGCAAAAGCTGACTACATTGAATCACTCTTCCCCGAGCTAACGGACGAAGACCCCAGATTAATTCCTACACTTCAAAGACACGCCGACAACTTCCGTAAAAAATATCGTGAGCAATATGCTCACAGTAACCAAAACAAATAAAACAAATAACACAATGAGTGAAGAAAATAAAGACAACGGACTCGACGCAATCTTACAAAACAAGTTTGTGCAAGAGCTCCTTAAATTCGTAAGTGATATCAGAAGCGCCTTAGGTGATGAGAAAGGTGAACTAGAGAACCATGAGGTTGTCGAGCGTGCACGTAACTCCTACAACAAGTAATGTCCGATCAGCAACCACACGCTGACCGAGGTCACGCAGAGTTCTCACCTTCTTCTTTGAAGTATGTGAAGGGCTGTGCTGCATACCACGGCAAAGATGGTTCATCTCCAGCTGCCGAAATGGGTACTCGTATTCATGAGGCACTGGAGGTTCGCGATCCTTCTGCTTTACACAACGAAGAGGAGCTCGATCTCTATAACCGCTGTGCGGATATGGAGGATGAGTATCTTGCCGAAATGTTTGTAGATGGTATTAGTGAAGACCACTATGAGGTACAGGTGGATGTGGAGCTGGATGGAACATCTACCTTCGGTACATGTGATCGCCTGACAATTGATGAGGGCGGTTCTTTTGCTGTCCTTGCTGACTATAAGACAGGCATCAGCACCATTGATAAACCTCATGAGAACATGCAAGCGATTGCATACACCATTGGTGTTTTTCAGAGGTTCCCTAAACTGCAAAAACTTACATTTGCTTTTTATGTACCCCAACGACATAGCTCTCCATTAGAGGGTGACTTCCAGCGTTCTGAACTATCCGACCTTATCGAGATGCTCAGCAACGTAATTAAGGAAGGTGAGCGGGTCCGTCCTATGTGGGGTGGTGGTCAGTGCCCTCCATCGGGAGAGTGTAACCCAACTCAGAACTGCCGCTTCTGCCGCTTTGAAGATCGCTGTCCCGCACTTGGTGGTATGGTTCTTGATGTGGCGTCTAACCTCAAGAGGAAAGACTTCACTAACATAGACATCGAAGCGGTAGATGACCCAGCCTCAATCGAGGAGCTTTGGAATATATCTAAAATAGTAGAAGCATGGGCCAAAAGGCTACGAGCTCGAGCTATGGATATGGCACATGAAGGTGCGGAGTTTCCATCACTACGACTGTCATCCATGGGATCACCATCAAAGGTCGTAGACAACCACAAGTTTATTGAGATCGCCACCGATATGGGTGTAGATACTGATGAGCTTTTAGAAAGTGCCACATTTGCAGTAACTAAGACGGCTAAGATCGTCGGGTCTACCGCAGACAAAGGCGAGAAAGGACAAAAGTCCGCAGAATTTCTGGACGCTTGCAAAGATGCAGGTGCCCTCGAAAAACAAAAGGAGCGTTTTACGCTCCGCTAAACCAATAAACCATAAAACAAACAAAACAATAAAATGGCTAAAACCAAAAACAACGAAGAGACAGAGATCGCAGTAGCTGACACAACAGCCCTCGCGAATCCAAGCAGCAACGAATTTGTAATCGACGCCGAGGACATTGATATCCCACGACTTAGTGTGATACAAAAAATGAGTACCTCCGACTTTGATCACGGATCTCTCGTAATCGACAAGGCTAACGAGATCATTACTCGGGAAACTAAGATTAGCTGTATAGTCCTCGGGGCTGTAAAGAAGTGGAAAGAAGACATCGACTTTGATAGTGATGAGATGCCCCAAATCGTCTCTACTAAAGAAGCACTCGATGATCTCAAGCGTACGTCAGAATATAACATTCTTGAGTTTGCTGAGTTGTATCTGATGTTTGCACAGCCTGAAGGCAATGAAGATGACGAAGCGTTCCCATACCCAATTGGAGATAACAACTACTGTATTGGAAAACTGTATGTGCAGAAGGATGCTTACCGTAAGACATACAAGTCACTTATGACTTTCGCTGCATTTAACCGTGGCATGTCTCTTGGTAGTCGTCTCTGGAACTTCGAGTCCCAGATCATGAGCAAGGGTAAGTATTCTTGGTATGTGCCTACACTGGCTGTGACCAAGGAAATGGTTCCTGAAGCTGCTGCACAGTTCGCTGAGACATTTAGCATCTAATACGACCATGAGTAACCAACAAGTAGTCGTCTTAGAACATGAGCTCATTACGGCTAATGATCATCTTGCCCAACTTGATAGCAATATCAAGCAGCTTGAAGAGCAATACGCCAACCTCGTAGTAGTCATTGACGCATTCGAGAAGTCCAAAGAACTGTTGCAGAAGATGGCCGATGAGCTACCTGAGCAACTTGAACTTGCACTGGACGAAGAAGAATAATTCTTCCAGTTTAACATAACCACACCCACCTCCTATCTATGCATAGGGGGTGGGTAATTTTACGCCATATAATACCAAACGGCACACCTATAAATGAATACACAAATCACTTACGCTCTCGATTACGAGACTTTCTACAGCAACGCCTGTAGCATCCGAACACTAGGCCCATTGGGCTACTTTTCTCACCACGAATTTGACGCCTATATGGTCTCCGTTGTCGGAGACAATGGCTACGAGTTTGTTGGGCATCCCAAAGACTTTGACTGGGACAAACTAATTGGCAACGTGGTCCTCGCACACAACGCCTCCTTTGATGAAACCCTATATAAATATGGTTGCAAGCAAGGTTGGTGGCCAGAAGTCAAGTATGACAAATGGCACTGCACGGCAGACTTAGCCGCTTACTGTGGCATCCCACGAAACCTCGCAGGTGCTGCGGACTACGCACTAGGCATTAAGCCAGACAAGTCTACCCGTGACAACATGAAGGGCAAGCTTTGGGAAACAATGACACCAGAATTTCAAGCTGAAGTCTCCGAGTATGCCTTGGTTGACTCACGCCTTTGTCTGCAACTATGGCAGGAGATCGGGGACAAGTGGCCTGAGCACGAACGCGAGATTAGCCGAGTGAATAGAGAAGCCCTACAGCGTGGCATTCCTATTGACCAAGAGGAACTGAAGACTGCACAAGAACGTGTTAAGAAATATCTGTTTGATGCAGAGTCCAACATACCTTGGCTAGGCGAGAAGCCTACCCTGTCGCGTAAAGCCTTTAACGATGAGTGCAGGAAGATGGGTATTGAACCACCTGCATCATTAGCTAAGACAAATGCTGAGGCACAGGAGTGGATCAAGGAGCACGGGCAGAAGTACAAGTGGATACAAGCGGTCTCAGAGTGGCGTAGAATCAACTCCTTACTTAAGAAGCTAGAAGCTATTGACAATGCAACGATGGCCGACGGACGCTACTACGGAAACATCATGTATTTTGGTGCCCACACAGGTCGCTTCTCTGGCGGTGGTGGTAACTTCAACCTACAGAACCTACCACGTAAAGAGATGTTTGGTGCAGATCTGCGTAAGCTTATCTGTGCTCCTGAAGGCAAGAAGCTTGTCGTAGTTGACCTATCTCAGATTGAGGTGAGGACACTGCTATGGCTGGCGGAGGACTGGGACATGCTCAAGACCGTCGAGAAGTCAGATGATATCTACGAGGCATTTGCCGTGGAGTTTGGTAAGTGGGATCCTAAGAAAGGAGCCATGCGTGATAAAGACCCTGAACTACGTAACCTAATCAAGGCGATTGTTCTGGGTGCAGGATTCATGGCTGGGTCTAAAGCATTCTCTGCTACCTATGGATACAGCGAAAAGGATTCACAAGAGGCTATTGATTTGTATCGAGGAAAGATGAAGAAGGTCGTCAGACTTTGGAAATCTCTAGCCGACAATCTCAACGGTTACTATAGCATTGGTGGCGATCACAACTGTAATAAGAAAGATCACTGCGAGTCGCTACCCCTACGTGATATCTGCTATGGGAAACCAAAGAAGGTAAAGGGTAAGTATGGCTACATGGAGAATCTCACTAGTATCATCAAGAACTCACGACCTGTCGGGGTCCGCATATGGCAGGGTCTTATAACGGAGAACTTAGCGCAGGGATTAGCCCGAGATGTCTTTGCTGATATACTAGTAAGACTTGAGAAAGTAGGTTATGAACTTCTCTTCCACGTCCATGACGAAGTAATCATAGAAGTAAATGACGAAAATGCTTCCGAGGCTCTCGAGGATGTGATAAGAATAATGTCGGAACCTCCTCCGTGGATACCGAATATACCACTATCTGCTGAAGGTTCTGTCCTTAAACACTACGAGAAATAAGAGCATGAAGTATTTTTATATCAAGAATCTAAGAAGCACTGACATCACTATTGTCGGAGATGTCGCGAGCATTAAGTCCAAGGTACCATATCACAAGACTAAATCGGATCACCGTAAGTGGTCAGCTGAAGCCTCTACTGATCACGTATTCTACAACACAGTAGAAGCTGACTCTCCTAGGGAGCGTGTCGGTGTAGACAACCCACCTCGATTAATCTATGGTGTAGTAGGTGATTATGATGCAGCTGTAGACTGGACTCTTATAGAGGATCTGCTTGAAAAAGCACCACACACTCCAACATGGATCTCTAAAACCCACAGTGACTACATGCGGTTAGTCTGGGAGTTCGAGTCTCCTGTGCCCACATCTGATGACATGTTCCCCGCGTTCATGAAGCAGATGGCTAAGATACTCACGCTTCAGAAGCTACACGCTGGGTTCGATAGCACCTCTACCAAGTCGTCTCAGTATTTTGATCTGGGCACACACTGGAAACAGATCGGTGTCTCCCTTCCTAAATCAGTAACTCAAACAGCAGCAATCAAAGCGGCGTCTACACAAGCCCCTCGATCTGGGGACGTTGTTATACCCATTGAAGTTGTAGCTAAGGAAGTAGATACTAGATTCCCTAACCGATGGTCCAACCCATTTGAGGTAGGTCAACGTGGTCCATTGTTCTGGATCAACGATGGTATCGAAAGGGACGGTTGCCAGATCGTCGAAGATGGTATCGTGTGTTATTCAGATCGTGCTGGTAAAGGGTTTGTGACATGGGCTGAGATCTTCGGTCGTAAGTTTGTTCAGGACTACGAGGAAGAGAAGGTCGGTAGCTTGCTGAATGACTACTGGTACAATGGCAGAAACTTCTACAAGATGAGCTACGGTCAGGCGGTCAACATCAACGAGTCCCAGATTACAAGGGAGCTCAAGAAAGCTGGGTTCTCTCACAAGACAATAAAGGGTAAGAATACCAGCGAGATTGATGAGGCTATACTAGCTATATGCAATGTTAACAGGGTGAATGATATTGCTCCTGTGATTTTCTCGACTGATAGGATCGTTGAGTTTAACTCCAACCGCATACTAAACACAGCTTGCTTACACCCCACAGCTCATGATAGTGACGGGGACATTAGCAAGTGGCCGTTTATCCACGAGTGGCTTCACCAGTTGTTTGCTAACTGCCAAGGGCAACGGCCTACCGTAGAATACTTCTTCGCATGGCTTCAGAGGTTTTACATCGCGGTTACCAACCATCAGCTAACGCAGGGACAGGCTATGCTGTTAGTAGGACCTACCAACAAAGGTAAGTCTCTACTATCAAACAAAGTCATAGCTGCATTAGTGGGTGGTTTCTCAGACGCCAGTGAATACCTAAGTGGCACTAGTCAGTTTAACAAGGACCTAGCTCGAGTAGCTGCATGGGTAGTAGATGACACTACGTCAGCTGCTTCATTCCAAGACCAGCTAAAAGCAACGGAGCTTATTAAGCGTGCTGTTGCTAACCCTCGTATGGAATACATGGCAAAGTATTCTGATGCAATGTCGGTGCCGTGGACTGGTCGAGTGATCATGTCGCTCAACGAAGACGCGAATAGCCTGTCAGTTATCCCTGCCTTAGACTCATCCAACAGAGATAAGATAATGGCGCTCAGGATCTCAGAGAATGCTACAAGCAACTTCCCACCTAACCATGTGCTGGAAGAGACCATCGAACGGGAGCTACCGCACTTTGCTAAGTGGCTATTAGACCATCAACCTCACGAAGAGATTATGGATGGTCCAGCTAGATTTGGAGTGGTGAGCTTCATTGACGAGAAGATAGCCGAAGCTGCGTATGACAACTCAAGCCGAAGCTCAGTCGCTGAGCTGGTAGACTGGTTTGCCAAGCAAGCTAGGAACTATACAGCCGAGGGCGAGACGGAGTGGCGTGGGACTCTCACAGAGTTCCTCATTGCAACGATGAGCTTTAATGATGGTCGCACTGTGGGTCGTAGTAACAACCCCGAGTTTGTCCGCCGTGGTATGTGTACCATGGAGGAGACCACTAAGACCAACACCAATGTCAGACCAGTAAGGTCGGAAGGACGCGGTGGTGGTAAGGTGTGGGTGGTCAATATCGAAGAGAAATTTGATATCGAAAAGATCGGCCATAAACCTACATCAAGTTTGGCACAGATATAGCGCCAGCACCAGATGGATTAAACTTCACCGTGGGTTTAGCAGCCCCACGGTGAGCATCCATTTCCTCTTCGAGTAATACTCGACAAGTTCCCCAATGATACTGGGCACGCTCAACATCAGCATTGTCCTCAGCGATGAAGCCGAGTAGTCCATGTTTGAGCACATTAAGATTCCCTAAGTAAACAATATCCTGTGCGGATCTGAGTGGGACGAACTTACGTTTCATCAATAAGCGTACACTTTTGGATGAATCGGACGGATTAGAGAGCCTGTAGCGGCGATAGCGGGCAACGGCATTACCCTCGCCCCGCGCTAACGTCAGTATGGAGGTGTTCCAGTCACCAGAATCCACGGCAAAATCAACTGTTGGGACATCATCCGTGTTAACCGCTACGATCTTGACGTCATCAGACACACTCTCGAACACGATAGATGTAATCCTAGTTGCATCTTCGTTGGCACCAACCATTGCGGTTGATCCATCTAGCTGAAAAATTTCCTCCCCCAGTTCTCCATTTGTGTTGAGGTAGCTTACAATAACACGGCCACAGTCAGTAATATTACCGCCCTCTACCATAGGTCTAGCGTATAGCTTATATTGCTTAGACCTGTTGAGGTCAATGATCGAAGGTGCGTATCCGTCATCCACTACGCCATACATGGGATCTGGACCCGAACCCTGAGTCATGGTTCCTCCACCAGTTAACTTGATATCATGCCACAGCGATCTGATGGACGCGGTGCTGTCATCAATGGTCGCAGCTAAGAGGGACTCTGCACCATCAGGTAACGAAAAGTATTCATGGTCCGTCATGATAGTGTCCTCGTAGACCAGATCACGCCAGTATCCCATAGAATATATACGTGGGAGAACCATGTTAAGGCTCGTGATAAAGTCAAAATCGGGGCGGACGTAGTCGTTTAGAGACTGGTTAATAGCTGATAAAGTGAGAGCGGGCATATGATTAAGAGTAGCAGATTCAGGAATCGGGGTCAAGGGTTGAGGTCTTGCCAGCACCGTGCCATCTCGTGGAATAACTCCCTCGGTCTGTAGAACTGCTCTAGTTTGGAGATGTCTAGGATGTTATTTACCAATGCTAACCCCTGACTGTGTTGCAGTTGCTCCCCTGTCATTGGTGGCTTTGCGTCTATTCCCAAGCAGCTAGCAACCTGCTGAATGGTTCCGTATCCACGTTGTGCCACGTTGAAGACGCCACACTGGTCTGCATTCAATAGTGCTGTGGTTGCCTCCACGATTGTCGCCGTGCTCGTGAATGAGTTTATTTCAGTGAGGTGCTGTGAGAATTTTGGCAGCTTGCTGAGCAGGTTGTTTTTGTCTGGCAAGTCGCTGAAATAGAGGCGTGGCCTCAGGATCAAGTCTTTTGGACTGCACTCATACTCGGCTGCCAACTTGCTAACAACATACCTGCAATGGGATGCTGTGAATGAATCTTCATTTTGTGGTGAATTGTTCTGATCATAAACACATCCCGTGGAGATGTGGACAAGCTTCTTGCCATGGCTCTGACAGTAATCAGACAATGCGCCAACAAGAGTTGTATTTACGGACATGACGCGAGGCCAGTTCTCCGCTCGCTCACAACCGCGTGTGTCTGCAATCCCAATACAATTGATAATTGTATTGTATCTTTCTAGGGTGTCCAATTCACACGGCCATATAAATTCTCTGCGACTATATACTTCGTATCCTTGTCGTTGAAACTCATTACCGAGGAAGCCTCTCCCCAAAACAATTGTATCCTTCATTTTTCTATGCAGTTAAAGTTACTCGCCAAGACTTCGTCGGGATTAATTAAACTAACGAACTCAGGGGTCTGCGAATAAACCATAGCTGCAATTCTGTTTTTTAGTTTTGTAGTTGACCACCCATGTGACCTTGTCGTGTATATGGTTTTGATTGGTAAGTCGCTCCCTGTGAAATCCTTTCCGATATAGTCCTCTCCGAGGATACGGACATTGCACTGGAAGAACACAATCAACTCATACAGCTCCTCCTCTGTTTGATAGCAATAAACCTCATCAATATAGCGAATGGATTTGAGGGTTTTGTATCTCTCATAATATGGGATGACTGGTCTATATTTTGTGTTTCGGGTCTGTGAGGGGTCTTTCTGTAGGAACACAATAAAACGATCACAGTGTCTCTTTGCCTCCTCGAAGGTGACAGTGTAGCCATAATGCAAGAGGTCAAAGTTTCCTGCCGTAAAGCCCACTAACGGGGTGTTATTTACCTGAGGAGATATTTCCATCGTTCTCTTTGCTGTATCTCTCGCCAGTATCGTGTGAATACCACGGGCGTGGTAGCTGCCGCAGGTGCCCTACACATTCACCTTCGATTTCATGACCTGTGGTAATGTGAATGTACTTGTTTTTCTCCTCTCGGTGTCGAATCACATGGTCGCATGGGCAATGTGGTATTGCAGCAATTTTAATCCCACGAGGTTGCCAACCACTCCATACAACAAATAGGTCTTCCGTGCCACTACCATCATAGCCACTCCAGTCGCACAGAGCCAGTGCCTCTTTATTCATCATCGTGCATCCGAACCCACACCAATCTGAAGGCACAACAGCCCCTAGACCGATGGCTGGGTATGCGTTATCAAACCAACCACGCTGTCTCCACTTCTTAGCATTTAGTGCAAACACATTTTCCTTAGGCTGTATTTTGTCTATTTCTTTTTCGGCTGCACGAAGCTTTTCTATTAGATCCTCTGGTGGTCGTTTATGTTTTTGACTATATTTATCGCAGCGGTCGCGGAGCTTAGTGACCTTATTTAAGAGCCGTGCTGGAACATCCTTTTCATCTTCATAAAAGCACGGAAGGATTGGTCGCTGGGGCGTTCCTCTACCACATAAAAAGGAACCACCACCTTGGCTTGGGTATGGGCACGCTGCCACGCCGTAGTAACCATTATCAAATTCCAGCATATCAATCATGCACCGTAGTGCGTTGCTTGGTGGGAGCACGTCGCTGTCCATGCTTAAACAGTATTCCGCTCCCCATGCAACAGCCCTGCTTGTGGCCACAGTTCTTAGCTGAGCAATAAGAAGCTGGGTGGCATTGTCGTAATTTTTATCACCCGCTTGTAGACCATCGTGGTGCAACAACTCGACCTTAGCATCTGGAAGCAGTTTCTCATATTCTTTGACTGCTTTGAGGTTTCCCTCTGATCCATCCCCCACGACAATAATCAAAAGTTTAAGGTCGCGATCACACGCAGCCACACAACTCTGGATGCGCCTCGCTTGTGCTGTCATGGCGTATGTATATCCCTCGGTACCACATGTATATATAGCTAATCTGGTTTTTTTAGTAGGCATTGGATACATAAGGTATTACATCTTGGTAGAATTGCAAACCCGATCTTCCATACTGGTAAAGTATTTCTGCTTCTAGTTGTATTCCTATACCTTGAGGGATATCCATACTATACATACTGAAGGTGCCTATAATGGACTGCCCGAAAAAATCAAGTTCTTGGGTTATAGTGGCATTAGTTGCTGTGAGTCGTGTACTATAGCTAGATGATACTCCATCAGACGAAATCTTAGTGCTTGTAATGTCTAAACCTGATCTAAGGTATAGTGTTTGCTTGCTGTTAAAGGTGTTGTCGCGACCCAAATTAATAGTCAATATTGGGCTAGGGGAAGCCTGAGCGTTGGTTGTAAGAATCGTATCATAATCAAGTAGAAAAAAATTATAACTAAAAGTCTCTTCATACGTGTTTGGGGAGTCTTCTTTTTCTGCAAGTTTAAATGTATAAGTGGCAAACTTATCGGAGCGTGTGCTGGTCGATCCCCCACCAGCTAGATTCCGCACTACCGTGGATGAATAAGTAGCAAGCAAAGTGGATTCAGTGTGTGACCTCTTTGTATCGTCCGTGTCGGTGGGGGCAGACCATGACATAGTCGCACCATGCGGCAATTGGCATCCTGTGTGAATGGCTTGTGGACCTTCAAATTCTATGTTAGCGGTAAGATTATTCGTGTTTGGCAGGTTGGACTCATCCCAAGTCTGACCAGAGGATTGCATAGTTAGGGATTTGTAGATGGGTGCAGTGGTGTTGAATCCTGCACCAAACCCTACCAATCCCGTTTTGTTTTGGGGGCTCTTAATAACCCAAGCTGGTTGTTGATCAAAAAATGCGCCATCGTCATAACTCAGAACAGGAGACGGGTAATCTGTGAAATCTGAATGTAAAACAACTGACGTAGATGTACTGATTTTGGTATAGATTTCATCAAATTTATACCAAGCAGTATCCCCAGTCCTTTTTCGAGGGGCTTGATACAAGACGCCATCCACGTTACCAATGTAATGGTATTCCGTAGATCCTACGTTTTCTACTATATCTCTCGTTCGGCTGCTTATACTGCTAGAGGTAACTGTTATAGGGTTGTTATAATCGGGATAAGTTCCCGATCCTTCTAGTCTCGCAGTGGTGGTAGTACAAGCCCCCCCAACCATAGTCGGGATTCTGGTTATCCTTACTGAGGATATACTTAAGGCTGTTGTGGTGCGTGGTATATTGTCAATCTGTTGATATGTTGTAAATGCGTTACCTTGGTCCCAACTTGTAAAACCAACAGGAGCATATTTTTGGACGGAATATCTTCCTTGGAACGTATAAGTATCATCATATTTGTAACATCGACCGACGTTATACAGGGTTTCGGGTTTGTTTCATCCTACGGCTTCCCCTTCCGATCCGAGACCAGTTGCTGGTTCAAGATCAGTATTGGGGGCGTTTAGATCTGAGCCAGCAACCTCTGCCCCATTATGTTGACATTGGTTTGTTGTAACATACGACCGCCGTGTAGTATATCGTGTGCCAACGTAACCATATGGATACCAACCAAAATAGTAATTTATTTTTGTTCGGTATACGCCATAGTTCCAGTATGTACCACCGTTTCGTTTTACCGAAGACATCCGTACATTTGTGTCTATGACCCGTATAGTTTTACCAATTTCACCGACGCTCCAATAATGTTCTGATGTGCCTGTGCATCTTCTTCCTTCAGCATACGTGCCGCCCCCCCAACTACTGCTACCGCTGGTATAGTTTTCTACATAATTGATATAGTTTAACATTACGTTCCGACTTTTAATTTGTAATATGGCTCATACACCACTCTCCCAGTGCTATTATATACTCTAAAAGCCTCGTACCCTTCTAACGTAAATGATGTGCTATAAGTACTACAACCAGACTGGCCTCTCCAAACACCTATCAAAACTAAAATTCGGGCTGGGAGCCCATCTTTTGAGGATGGGTCCATTTGTTCTAATGGGGGGAGTCCTGTATCTAGCGAATAGGAAACACTACTAGCTTGCCCGTCAGTAAAACTTACATCTGCAAAAATATAGATTGATTCTTCGTCTTCTATCAGTGAAGTGGCGACAGGTAAGCCTTGATCCCAATCCGTGTTAAGGACATTGTTAATGGTGCCCGCGCCAACTTTGATATAATATTCTGGGATATCCGCGTCTCCTTCGTTAATTAGACTTAGTTCAAATGGAGAGCATTTAGATGATTCAATCGAACGACCACTTGGTGGGTGGCTAACTATTGGATCAGGTTGGTAGTAACCAGTAGGTCCTCCGTTGTAATCAGGATATGGCATCGGATTGAACTGGTGGTTTACAAGTTACTGTTTTCTTAAGGAAACCCCCTTGGAACGGGGACACTTCGTCTGAGATCACAACATCCACCCATTGCGTTTGTGAGGTAGCTGGGATTGTGTCGTCCCATGTGTTGTATTCCCATTCCTCACTTGTAGTGCCAGTAGTACCTGTAAAGGTAATAGCCTGATGCAGACAGGGTGGTATACTTACCCTGAACAATGGGGTCACGTAGAAAACAGGAGTCGTCTTCAGGAATGGCCCGACCGATGACTGTCCTGTTGGTGCTTCCTTAGACCATGTCTCGGTCACGATAGCTCGGCAGGGCCCACTATACTCTTCCTCTTTGTATGTAGGGAAATATGAAAAAACATCGGTGCCATCTCTCCGAAAAAAGGTTTTTGGATGTAGTTGTTCTAGAACAGCTGGCCATCTTTTGTTGACGGTGCTCTCATACGTAATGGAAGGTTCTGGGCTGAATACTGTCCTGTCAATTCTATATACCACATCTGTCGAATTATTATATACCGACGTATTTCTTACTTCCTCGTTATTCGCTGGACTTGAATTAGGTGTTTTATCATATTTAGTGAATGTTTCACTAATGAAATATTGATTGGTCTCCTTAGCTGAAGTGAACTCTACCGTGTTTGGGACAGGTGTCTCTTCGTCAATCTGAAACACTTGAACCGAAGATCCTGACACCTCACCTCTGTAAACTGCTCTGATTCGATTGATCTTATTAGCGTCACTGGCGACTCCAGTATCGTTAAAATAAGTTCTGATTTCTAGGTGACCCCAAGGGACAGATGAATTGACTGCATACTCATAGTCGGAGTTAGGTTCTATGTCTGTAACTTCATCGACTTGGTATACTTCGGTGGTGCCATCATTGTACACCAATCTAGAATTACCAGTGCTTGTTAAGTCCCCCTCGGTAGCGAACTTAGACTTAGTAGTAATCGTGGCGTATATAGTGGACTCTTTAGTCTCTCCGTTATCTGCCGATTTAAATGCAAGATCTTCTACGTCTACTTGGTATATGATTTGGCCCCCACCACGGTAAACCACCCTCGATCTACCAATGCCCCCAGTGACTTCTGAGCTCTGACTATATGTGCCAGTTGTCGTTAGTGTTCCGTATAAACGGGCTTCTTTAGTCTCACCAGCATCTGTGTTGGAACTTACTGTTGTCGTCTCTTCATCAACTTGGTAGATAACAATACCACCTCCACGGTAAGCTACACGTGAACTACCAGTTTCTGTGGCAATGTCAGGAGAAAGTCTGAACTCACTTGAAGTAGTTATGTCAGCAAAGACAGTCTGTTGTTTTGTCTGCCCAGCGTCTGGGTTGGAAGGTAAAGCTGCTACTTCGTTATCAATTTGGTAGAGGATAATACCACCACCTCGGTAAACTACACGAGAACTTCCAGTGTCACCTGTGACATCACCAGACTGTGCATATGTACTGGTTGTGGTGATAACTGCAGAAGCTGTTTTTTGTATGGTCTCACCAGCATCTGTGTTGGAACTTACCGTTGTCGTCTCTTCATCAACTTGGTAGATAACAATACCACCTCCACGGTAAGCTACACGTGAGCTACCAGTGTCTGTGTTGATCGTAGGAGAAAGTCTAAACTCACTAGCAGTAGATATGTCAGCAAAGACAGTCTGTTGTTTTGTCTCACCAGCGTCTGTGTTGGAAGGCAACTCGGCAACCTCGTTATCAATTTGATAAATAGTTACTCCGCCACCTCGGTATACTACACGGGAGCTTCCAGTATCGCCTGTGACATCACTATACTGAGAAAATATGCTACTGGTAGTAATCACGGCAGAAGCTGTCTTCTGTATAGTTGTACCCGCGTCCGCATCTTCTTTGGCTACTACAGACTCCTCACTGACTTCATACACTTGTGTAGTGCCATCATCATATATAACCCGACTAGATCCCGTTTCCGACAGAACGTCTCCACTGGTTCGGTAAAACTTATTCGTAGTTATGGACGCGTAGATCTGCTCATTCTTCTCCTGACCTGCGGAACCTTCTTTGATTGTAAATGTGTCCTCGTCCCTCTGGTAAATTTTTAGTGTGCCATCATCAAAAACAATCTGACTTCTAGTATTATTTTGTCCGACAATAGGCTCCGTTCCTGCTGATCGGTTTGTAGTAATCTTACCGTATGGTCTTGTCTCTACTTGTGATTCATACTCAAACCCAGTGAGCTCGGCGCTGCGCTGTTGCCTCTGCCATCCACGCTCATCAAATGACACGGTGTAATTACCTTCACCATCCTTGTCATCCTCTAGGGTGGACGTTTCAATAATCTTATAGCCAATGTTATACTGGTGCTCTTCTCTAAATGACCACCCTTTCCTAGCGTATATGTCGAGTATGACGCTGTAGTATGAGTCTATCTCAGCTGGTGTCTCTTGAGATATCCTACGTGTGGCGTACTCGTACTGACCATATTCTGGATCAGATGATCCTACAGATGGTTGTGGGAAAGCTCCGACTTGATCGCGTGGAACGATCCACGTGCGGGTTACAGTTAAACCCCCTTCCTGAAGCGTGAAGTTACCTTCCTGATTCTGGGTGTCTGGTGTCTTGGCGTATATCCGCTCTTCTGAAACATACAGGGAAGAAAGGGTCTCGTCTTCGATTGGACGTTGTAATCGGTCTACGAGCAGGTAGTTACCTGTAAACTTATTCGAGGGGTCAGAAGGCATTGCTGCCCCTACCTCTGGGGAATTAGGATCATATGAGTCACGGAGAACGACGTAGCTGCGACGTACTAAGGATACACGGACTCCTCCTATATCTACAAAGGACTCAGAGAAGTTATACTGGTCTTCATTGAACCTATCGCGGGCGTAGTAATACTTGTAAAAGTCGCCAATGTTGTCGTTGGGAACTGCGGCTACAAACTTATGATCCGTAAATTCTGAGTGAGCTTCCCCAAACTCAGGTAAGGGAGATGGTTCTAGCTTTTCGTTTTTACGATCTACTAACTCATAGAAGACAAAGTCATTCTGGTTGGGCGTCAGGTAAAGAAAAACCCTGCGTTCGTTGGCATCGCCATTCTGTATAGAGGAAACATAGAACCACTCCTCGGATACTTGCTCAATTGTTTTGTGAGAACCTGTATCCTCATCTATGTCCCAGAAACTATTTGACTCATCCGCCAGCAGACTACCTACACTTAAGCTTGATCCCTCAGGGGTCTCGTCACGGTGAAGGAGGTTGGTCGTTGTAAATATATGAGCGCCTGTGTTCTTATCATACGCTGTCGTGGTGATAGGAACTCTCTTTAGGTAGAGACATTTTTCCAGAACGAACATAGAGTCCATCTCGTCTGGGTTTCTCTTTGAAGAAATACCTACTGTTTCGCCGACTCGTGATTGCTCCCTAGAAATTAGGGTATACTCGTCTGTTTCGTCAAATGGGTCTGCCTCTACGATGGGCATCGGCGAGCCCAGTGCTGGGGAATCCTCATCATACTCTGACCGTAGAGTAATATAGGTACGTATTACCTGATCGTAGGTTCCAGACTTGTGGTTAACAGTCGAGTGCTCAAAGTTGTAATCATCCTGATGATCACGTTTAGCAGCATAATAGTAAAAGTAGGTCTGCCCTTCTTCATCTGCTTGGACCGCTTGAGTAAAGAAATGGTTAGGATACTTCCTAAAATCAGGGTGTGGGTCTCCATATTCAGGTATAGATTCCTGAATACGTTGCTTATCTACTTTCTCGTAGAATAAGAAATCTTCGTTACGTGGGCTAACGAAGATAGAGAAACGCTGACGTTGGCTACTCAGAGGCATAGCAACATACTACCTACTATTCTGAGAAAACCAATACAAAATTCTATGGCTTATTCTTAAACTCAGCAGCGAGCTTGTCAAGAGAATTGCTAAGTTTACTGTATGATTCCCTGTGCTCCTGCCTATCAGCGGTTCGTTCCTGTCGGTCTTCCTGTCTGGATTGTCGGTCCTCCTGTCTAAGGAGTCTATCTTCATCCATCATGTCTCCAAGAAAGATACGGTGGACTTCGTCTCTCTCGTTAATAGTTTTAAGGAATAACTTAGTTATAAAGTATAATCCACCTACAGCGACACCTATGGGGCCACCTTCCATTACAATACTTGTGATATCCATATTATGATAAATTCATGTGCTTCTCAAGTCTAGCAACTCGCTCTTCTAAAGTCAATGGGGGCTTTGTATGTTGACCAAATCCTAGGTATTTGCACACCCCATTAGCCACTGCACGAGCCATTTTATTGCGGTTATCCGCATCACCTATGAACTTCTCACCCAGTGGGTTATGTATAAATTCACCCTCCATAAGAACGGCAGGGCAGTTTGCTCTACGGATAACAGAGAAATTTGCTTCTTTATCTAGGTCGCCATCAGACCAATCCATCCTAGCAAATTGTTTGGGAAACTCGGACGCGTGGGCTTCCCCAATACACGTGGCTAGCTTATCGGAGTTGTTGTCTTTCCTTGTGGTAAAGACCTCCCATCCATTGGCAAGGGCACTCTCAGCCGAATTAAAATGATATGATATAAATAGCGAACATCCTTCAGCATTACATATATCCGCTCTCTTGGTTAGGCTTAGGTATGTATCATTGGTGCGAGTCATAACCACATCAACTACTGGGTCCAACATGACCTTGATGCGCTCACAAACATCGAGAGCCATGTCAGATTCTCTCAAACCTGATGGCCCCACGGCACCCACGTCATTACCTCCGTGACCTGCGTCTATACATACTTTCACTTACCAGAGTAGTCTACTAGGACAGGATTGAAACCCACGTCTAGACCGCCCTTCGCAGAGTAATCAATGACTGCTTCACCACCCATTGATTGCCCGTCACCCAAGGTAACAGTGACATCAAAAGGTAGGCAGGAAGAAAGCGATAATGCTAATAGTGCAATGATATACTTCATGAGATTAGTCTTTCTTGAGGATGTTGATAGCCGCAATTAAGCTGACACCAGCCGTGACAATAGCTTCGATCTGTTCTGGCTGCAACTTGGCACCCACCAATGTAGCGACAACAATAAGTCCTCGCCATGTTGACTCTTGCTTGAGTCGGTTCAGTATTTCGTTTAGGGTCGTTTTCATAATTTAGATTAGTCAATCGTCACTGAGCCGTCTGCTGCTACAGTAGTAGCTGGCTTGGCTGCGACTTTGGCATTGATTACATCAAGCTCATCTTGCTTACGTCCAGCGAGGGTCGTGTTAAGATATACGATGATGTCTTCATTAAGGGCAAAGATCTCTCCAGCATCAGTCCCTAGTTCTGATAATACAGCCGCAGGGTCTCCGCTAGACCAAATAAGATCCCATCCGTGGTTCCAGCTTTGGATAAGTTGGTATGCCATTTGTGCTGTGGCACGCTTAACTTGACGGGCTGAACGCTCAGCAGGTGTAAGCACTGGCTGTGTTTGGTTGTTTAATACACTCATTGTTGTTGTTGTTGTTGTTGTTGTTGTTGTGTAGGTCGCCAAAATTCAGCTCCCCGAAGTTGGGCACAAAGTTCTGCACCCAGAATATTTTCGGAATCATCCGTAACTGATTCTACCTTATTACGTATGGAATGCAAGTCAAGACCGTGGACACTATCATCCTCGTATGTAACCTGCTCCACGTTGTCGAAGTCATGGTCTGGGGCTTGCATACCTAGGAAATCCCATACTTGGGACATGGTTTCCTTTGGTCTGCTGGTCAAAGCATCAAACTCTACCAAGAGCAAACGGTCAACTAACCCACGCTGAGCTACATCTTTGAGTCGGTTGTAAGCGATCCCAAGAACTCCGTCTTTGGATAAGACTTTCTGGGCCCTGCCATTTACAGTCTGTGCGTCAAAGTAGTCTCCACTGTCTTGTTTGTGGTGGGCTGCCTTACGATGTAGCTTCTCCATACTCGCTACGATCTGACTAATGTCCCTTACTGGGACAAGCACCTTGGCTTGCTTACCAAGAGCAAACTCAGTCATTTCTAAAAGTGAAGTCCAGCCCCTGCCCTTATCTATTACTACAGGCTTATCCGTATCATGGTAAGCATGAATCATGGCGTGTAGCACACGCTGTAGGTTCTTGTCATCTGCTAAATCCTTAGCGGCTTTGTGCTCCAGCCACTGGTTCCATGCATTACGAATCACGAACAATGATTCGTGGCACGCGCTTGTGGGGGTCGTGTGGACTTCGGGGTGCTGAGCTAATAAGTTGCAAAGCAAGGTAGACCCACTACGAGGTAAGCCACAGACGAAATGTATATCTTTCTTCATGACCCATAGTGTAGGCTACAGGATCGAGGGTTCAAGTTTTTTAGACAATCTTTAACGTGCCACCATCACTCCAGATACTCCCGCTAGGTAGACCTGTGGCTGACGTTGGAATTTGTTTAATTGAAAGGTTGTTGACGAATGTGCAGTTGCCTCTGTCTGCCGTAATTTGGCTTCCCACGATCATGGCTTCTGAGAAATTGTTAGTGTTGCTGCTTAGTCCGCCTAATATAGAAGACCACATGCCAGTTGCCGTGTTCAATGTCCCCCCTGCTACGGTGGTGTAGTATCCGCTTGCCGTATTAGTATCACCGCCAGATACTGTTGAATTTGAACCAGATGCAGTGCAAGTCACGCCACCACCCACTGTAGAAATATAACCAGATGCAGTGTTACTCGAGCCACCTCCTACTGCGCTCTTTCTTCCCGATGCAGTATTACCACCATAAAAACCACCGCCACCTGCTACAGTAGCACCATAATCAGATGCTGTGTTGTTATTACCACCACCTACTGTGGTGTAAGTAGCGGTCGCATTGTTAGCTTGCCCTCCCGCAATCACGCTAGTGACTCCTGTTGCATTGTTTTGTCTACCACCTCCTACTACACTTGAACTATCCGTTGCTGTGTTTGTAGTACCACCACCCACAGTAGCATAAAGTCCAGTTGCTGAGTTTCTCTCACCCCCACCAACTGTAGCGTAGCCTTGCCCCATATAATTAGCAGATGCTGTGTTTTTAAAACCGCCTCCGACTGTATTGCTGTTGCCACCAGATGCTGTGTTATCAACCCCGCCGCTGATCGTAGCCGCACTACCACTCGCCACATATGCGGAGCTTGTTCGTGAAGACTGTAAATCAACAGAGTTTTCACCTCTTGAATTACCAGCTACATTACCTTCGTTAGCGGCTTGGATGTCATATGTCTGGTCAGTCCCTTGAACTGTGCCGCCTCCGCCACCGCCACCGCCAGCGGCTTGCCATGTGCCTACGCCATTTGCATCTGAGGTCATGACGTAAGTGTCAGTTGCGCCTGTTGGCATCTTGAAGCCAGAGCCAACATTTAGGTTTGGAACAAAAACTGTATTGCTTGCGTCTGAGGTTATGCCGTTACCAGCAATAATTACAGAATCAGAGTGATTCAAGTTGTGACCAAAACCTGCCAAAATAGCACCCCTAGCTGCTCCGCTTGCAGCTGTTTGATTCAAACCTCCAACTGTAGCCGTCCAGTTGGCTGCATTTTGGTGATTACTACCACCAATTACGCTTGAGCCTTGACCACTGGCCGTTGAACCATCACCACCAAGAACCTCAGAGCTCGGCCCACTAGCAGTATTGTTTTGTCCACCTATTGCTGTAGCTGTTGCACCAGCAGCTGTATTGTTACCAGTTATGATTCGATTTCCTACACTAATGTCATTGGTTGTGGTTGCTCCGTTGCTAGTTACATCATCAAGGTTTCCAACGCTTGTGATAAATCCTGCATTGTTGGTGAGCTCTGTGATGTTGTCAGATGGCTGCAGTGCACTGTCAGCTTTGCCCCCTTGCTCTGATGTTGCGAAGTCACCAGTTGCTGCTTCGGCTGCTGTGCCTAAGCCTAGGCTCGTCCTTGCTGCTGCATTGTCAGCACTCTTTAAAAGGTTGTCTACGTCTGTTGATACGGTTACGTCTGGCATGATTTAATTAAGGTTGAAGGTAGTAGGAAGTGCCGTCTGGCTGCTTGTATAAGCTGTTGTCTGGTTGTCTGTAATATTTTGTAATGGGTGGTGGGGAACCACCACCACCAGCAATTTGCGCCACTGCCCGTGCCGCACACTTTGCAATTGATAGAGTAAGACCTAGCATTAGACTTGGTTATATGCAGTAACCGCTCCAGTAGCTAATGTGAAACCAGTGATCTGCCCATATAAGACATACCCAGCAGGATATGTAACACCAGTTCCATTATCCCCGCTTGAGTCTAGCTCAGCCCATGTCAGTGCGGACAATGTGGATTCTTCGATGAAGGCCAATGCACAAAAGTCACCAGTCACGGCTCCTGTTGCAGGGAGTGCGATAGTAGCTCCAGCTTGACCGAATGCTTGCTTTTCAATATTTGAAGTTGCCATAGAATTAATGTATCAGTAATTAGTTTCTTTGTGAATCTTAATATTTGACTTAGAGTTTTGTCACAACTAGTTGGCCTGACTGAACAAGGAAGTTCGTGGTAGAACCTGAATCAATTGTCTGGTAGACAGCTAGTCTGGCTTGACCACCAGCCGCAACATTAACAATACCGCTTACTGTTGCACTGCCAACATCTCCATTGTTTGGCATGGCCCTGTCAGCTACAAATCCTGTTCCCGACCAGTTTGCTCCATTAAAGTAATAAATCTCGAATTGATATTCACCAGCAACGTCGGTCGTGCAGCAGATATTGGCTTCGACTCTGTAAAGGCCACCAGAAGGTATTATGATATAGTTGTTGGTTGTGGTCGGTGTGGTTCCAGAAGATGGGCCAGCAGACACCCAATCCACAGCCGTCGGTATCGTGTTACATGATGAAGTCGCAGAGTTCGCATTGTTATAAAGCATACCATAAGTACCTCCCGTAAGGGCGTTGTCGTTACCTGCATCATCCGTAAACCAAAGCTCGTTTGGTGTTGCATCTTTAACCCAGATTTGGCCGCGACCTGCAATGTCTGCCAATGCACTGGATCTCTCAGTAATGAACAAGGGAGCAGTAATGTGCATTCCATTAGCCACTCGGAAGTTGGCTGTCCTTTCGGTGTTGCAAACGTAGTCTAAATCTTGATCGTCAGCATATATGAACTGACCGTGCTTATTCGCTACGGTGATCTTTGCTCTCCGACCAGACATGACGGTGTAGTCGGAGTAGAATAATCTGCAATCCCTGCCGCCTAATATGACTGAGTTGGATGCGTAGTATGCTGAGTTGGTTGATCCACCAATAATACTTGTGTTGGTAGAGCCGCCAAAGAATCCGTCGATATCGCAACTTGACCCACCGCCAATAAAGCAACCATAACCAGATAGGGTGTTGGAGCTGCCAGCGGCAATACAGCTATCGGTTCCGCCGTAGCCAGACATTGAGTTGCCAGATCCCGTTACGATGGCTGACCTCTGTCCTTGTAGGATGTCGTTGTCCTGACCAGCACCAACAAAAGAGTAAGATGATTGAATTTCGTTTGTTTGACCCCCAGCAATCACATTTCGTGAACCTGAACTGGTGGTGTTGATTAAATTTCCGTAACCTCCTGAGACAGTGGAGTAGGACGAATTAGTGATTCTGTTGTTTTTGCCCCCAAGGATGGAGCTTTGACCACTTGAGTCGATCTCATTATACTCTCCAGAGACAGTGGAAGCTTGGGATGATGATCTGATAAAATTGTATCTTCCACCCGCAATCACAGAGTAGGCGGCTTGGGTGCTTAATCCCGTTATCTGATTATACTCTCCACCACTAATAGTTGCTGCAAAGCTCTGATTGTTGTTGTTACTCCCACCTGCGACAACGGCAAAAGCCTCGTCGGTAGAGTTGTTTCCGCCTCCACCAATCACAGATGAAACGCCTTTGGACGTCTGTGTAGATGCCGCTCTAACTGCTTGCAAGTCTACAGATTTGTCTGCCGTGCCTACTGGGGCGGTTCCAGATGCGGATGCCAGCAGAACATCATAAGTAACTGACGACCCTTGAACTGTTCCTCCTCCGCCAGCCCCAATGGCTGCATCAAGCAACTCGATCTTATCGTAGATCGCATTCTTGGAGGCAGCGTTTGTTGTGTCTCCATTCCAAGTAGCTCCGTAGACAGTATTGGATGCAGCTGACCCTGACGCAGAGATTGTTGTCCCTGACATAGTCAACCCTGTGCCAAGGTTAATCTCCTGCATGTCTCCTGCTCCAAGGGCACTGCCACGGCCTACGAGTTTAGAAGCGGTAGTAGATGAGACAAGGTTAGAGTAAGGTAGATCTCCGATGACATCAGATGTTAAGTCGATGTTGGTTATGCTGTTACCAGTGCCATCTGCGTCAAATGTCTTGTTGGTGAGTGTCTCAGTGCTGGATGCGGTCGAGTATGTTCCCAAGTCGCTGATGTCAGCTTCAACAAGAGCGCGTCCTACGTATGAAGCACCATCGGCCATGAGGGCAAACTTGTCAGTAACTGCTGCTGTGGTTACATCGGATAATTCGCTAAGCTCGGCGGCACCGCCGCCCGATATAATCTCCCACCCAGTCAAGCTAGATGGATTATATTCGTTGGCTATAATTAGAGTACCAATAGTCACGTCTTCGGTCCAGAACTGCCCATCGGCTGAAACAATATATGCATCCCCAGTCGCGACTGGCTCTCTTGGGGCGCTGCCATCTAGGTCTGGGGTGTTCGTGGTGGCGTTATATTCACCTTTAAATTGCATTGTGTCACTATTGGTACCTGTTAAGGAATCAACATAACTCTTTATGGAAGAAGACGTTGCTAGTTTAGAACTAGTTGCAGTAGCCATTGTGGCGTCATTAATGACCCACCCATTGCCGAGAACTGATGTCTGGTCGTCTCTGGTATATTCACCAGCAATCACATCGCTGACGGCTTGCTCGTCCGCATCTGTGAATGCGTTGGTGTTGGCTTCCAATTCGTAAGCAGTTTTAATCTCGGCCCCTGTCTGGTCAGCTGTTGCGGCAGTTTCTATGCCTGTGAGTTTTGTTTGGTCAGCATCTGTGAATGCGTTGGTGTCCAAATTTGACTCGTATGTGGTCTTAACAGTTGTGGCATTCAGCCCATTAACTACTATAGTCCATTCATTTTCTGTGGATGCATTGTTAGAATCTGCAATTATAGTTGTCCCAACTAATAATAATTGACTGTAAAAGTTACCCTCTGTATCGACAACGTATGCGTCTCCTGCACTAATGGATATCGCCGATGGTGACGTTAAGTCAGGTGTATTAGTTAAAGCATTATAAGCACCTTTGAACGATTGGGCTACTGCATCAATTTGCAGGATTTCATTGTCTACGTATGACTTGACGCTGGCCTGTGTGGGAACTTTTGTTGTAGAGTTACTAGATAAAGTTACTTCATCTAAAACCCATGAGGTGCTGCTCACGTCTACGTCAGTTGTCCTAACGACAATATTGTTATCTGTAATTTCAGATAGGGGATGGTTGTGTGAAACCGCTGCAAATGCTGTAGCGTCTTGCAACGCTGTGTCAGCTAGGTCGCCTTGTGCTGATGTTGCAAATGCTGTTGGATCTTGCAACGCTGTGGTTGCTAAAGTACCTTGCGCTGCTGTGGCAAAGTCGGTTGTATCTGCTGCGGCTGCTGTGCCTCTGTCTGAGATGTCGGAAAGGGTGTGGGTGTGTGCGGTCGGGTCACGGTCATCTGACAACCTAGAGTCATTACCTTTGACAACTTCTCCATCTGCTGCATTACCGACTGTAGCTACATCAAGGCCAGCGGAGCTACCAGAACCAGTGATTTCTGATAGTGTGTGACTGTGTGTGGTTGGGGTTCTTGAATCACTCAGCCTTGGGTCGGTGGTGTCGATCAACGTGGCATCGGTAATGTCTGCATTAATAGACGCGAGATTACCTGCTTGAATGGCGTTGTCTGCCTTGGTTCCTTGCGTGGATGTGGCAAAATCACTTGTATTAGCTGAAGCAGCTGTGCCAGCATCGTTAATATCTGATAAAACGTGATCATGTATCACGTCTGCTTTTCCTTCTAGAGATCCAGAGACCCCTGTTAGCTTAATAACTTTGATTGGGTTGGACATACTAGTGGGTAATGTGTTTGGAAGTTGTTAGGACAATGTCATCCGAGTAATGAATGTCTCCGCCCCCATCAGTAAACTTAATGTCAAACACTAAGGTCATTTCTGGTGGCAGGTTTAAAGTGTCAGATGCAGGTGCGTAGACACGTACCTGTCCAGCCGAGGCGGCGGTATCATCAATATTGAACGAGATAAGGGTCTCGTTACTGGCGGCAAGTTTCAGGTCACTTGCGAAGGACCACAAAGAGAGATCAATAGGTTGATCTAGCTCATCTACACAGAGGCAAGTCTGAGAAAATGTAGAACCCCTCTTGATCTCTATTTCGATAGACATTATTTAAGCGTATTCCTCTTTGTCTTTGTCTTCGTCGTCTTCGTCGTCTTCAGCGATTGCTTGTTCTACTGCGGTCGCGAAGTCGGCTTCTTCGTCTTCGTCTTCGGGTGCCTCTTCTTGGGGCTCTCCCTCAGTCATTTCCTCGGACATTTCTTCAACCATCTCTTCGTCGGCAGGTGCTCCTTCAGCAGGTGCTTCTTCGGCAGGTGCTTCTTCGCCTCCTTCGACTAATGCTTCGGCTTCAGCTACTGCTTGGTCCGCTTTGATCTGCATTTGTTGTGCCTCAAGCTGTAGAACTTCCGCTTTAGCGCGGGCTAGTTCTGCTTCGATAGCGGCGGCGAAATTGTCAGGCTCTTCTTTAGGTTGGTTGTCCATGAGGTAAAAGGTGTTGTGGGGGGTATAGATTTTATACCCCCCACAACGGTTAGTTTGTTTTAGCGATTAGGCTGCTGGTGTAGCAGAGTCACGCTTGAATAGGACTACATAGCCGAACTCAGTTTTGATTGGCTTGGATGCAGAAGCAAGGATGCCACGGAAGAAACCAGTGGTTCCATCAGGGTTCTTATCTTCGTGCGGGATGTTCAACCAGTTGAACTTACCCTTGTAATCACAAGCCTCGAAGCTCAGACCGTTGGATCCACTGAATGGGTTAGGAATCTGGGACTCCATGACCTCTGAGTGAAGAACGAATGCTGCTTCGATAGGTGCTACCTCGTATTCTGCGTTGTCAACAACGATGCCACCGACACTCATGCTGTAAGGCATAACGCGTGTGAGGACACCAGCAGCGATTGTGTAACGAGGAGCGAGATCGTCAACCATGTGGTAGTAACCACGGAAGGACTTCTCAACACCAAGCGGAGCAATGAGCTCGCTGACTTTAGCTGCGTTGTAACGTACGTCATCACGGAAGCCTGACTCAGTCTGGAGAGCGTATGAAGCCTCAGAAGAACAGACAAGTGCGAAGACTGGGCGACCATTCTCGCGACCATAAGCATCACGGCCAGCACCCTTGCGGACGTTCTGGTAGTAAACTTTGTCGAGGAGGGCGTTGGAGATATTGGCATCTGGAGAGATGTCAGTGTCGCCTACACCAGAAGTGGTGAGATCCATGCTACCAGCAACAGATACATCTTCAAATGCTTGGGCTGAAGTGCCGTCACCGTTGCCATCAACGATTGAGCTAACTACAGAACCAGCAGTTTGAGCACATACAAGGTTACCAGCAAGACGCTCGTACTCATCACGATAACGGTTTTCCCATGTGTAGGCGGTAGCCTCAGTCATGAGATCCATGATAGCGCGGAGCTGGTCTTGGCGGTGAGCAGCGTAACGTAGGTCCTCCAAAGAAATCTTAGGAGACTCAACTGTTGCGCGGCGTAGGGTGTATGGCTTCAGCTTACGGCTGAAGTTGATGTATGAACGCTGATCTTGAGCAAGGTCTGTGGCAGGACTTGCAGTATCACCACCGTTGTTACCAGCGAACTGATTAGCTGCACCAGCGAGTGGCTGGTCGCCTACAAGTTGAGACTGGTTTAGGGTAGATGATGTCTCAGTGATAGCGATGTCATGCCAGTTAACACCTTGGCTACCTCCGATGGAAGTAGTAGGTAGAGCACGATCATAGATCATTGTCTGTTGTGTGTAGCCCATGCCTTCTGGGAAGGGTGACTGCTTGATAAGATCCATCCACGCAGATGTGTGGAGGGTTCGTTTGTGGATGTCAGCTCCGATGCGTCCAGCTTCCTGAACGAGGGCTGCGTCGATTGCGGTGATACCTGTGTCGGTTACACCTCCTTGGAATGTTGCCATTTTATTAGTTGGTTTTTAGTTGGTTGTATTTAATGTGCCTGTCATATACGACAGACAACGAGGTTTGTGTATCAATTGCGATACACGATGTCTTTTTTAGGGACGGTTACCTTTAAATAGAACTACTTATGGCTAGAGCGACCGATGGTATCCGATATGTAGATGAGATAAAACTCGTGTAACTTCTCGGAGTCTAATAGAACTAATTAATGGCTAGAGCAACCTATCCGATATATTACGGATTCATTTAACCAAAAAAGTCCCACACCGTCAAGGGACAATGTGGGGTGACAAGGTAAGTGGGAGGCGAATAAACATATGAAAAAAACCTACCACCTACCTTGACGGACCACAACACGGGGACACTACAACCCCTCAGTGGAAATTATTGACCACCAAGTATAGACTCGATGGATGAAGCGAAGTCACCACTCTTTGAAGCGGAGCCAGCTAGTGGTGCAGAGTTAGTTCCACCTGATAGCTTAGGCTCTGCATCTTCGTATGATGCAAGCTTGCTAGTAAGTTCTTCGATGAGCTTCTGTGATGAGGCGTACTCTTTGACCATTGATGGTAAAAGGCGGGCGGCTACTGCTTGGTAAGCAAAGTCTACTGAGTGCACGACTGTTGGGTCTACATCAGCTGCTTCTTTCTGGATGCCTTCTAGGTCTAGTCCCTCGAAGCCAGATAAGAAAGGTACCTTGTCCTTGATTCTTTGTGTGACGTTCTTAGTTACCTCAACACGCTGTGCGGCTCGGTCGGCGAGTGCTATCTTCTCACGCTCTTCTGAAACTAGGTTTGCCTCACGTAACGCCTCGTCTGCGTTTGACCGTAGGTTGTCACGTCGCTGTAGGATCGGGTCAATCTCTGCGGCTAGTCTGTAGAATACAGCCTTGTCGCGATCTGATGCTGTGGCCATGAGCTCGGCTACAACTTCTTCCTGCTGTGCCGCATCCTCGATGGTCATTGCATCTACGAGGTCCTCGTAATCTACGCCGTGTGCTTCAGCTAGCTTTTCTACGCCAGTAAAGATCTGCTCCAACGGCTGCATGACTGCCTCATTGTATGCATCGGTCTGCTCCAAGCTGGTCAGCATTTGCTGGTTCTCATACTCTTGGACACGTTGTTGTAAAGTTTCTACGGTCTCGTTGCCTACCACGCCTTCGAGCTCGGCTACTTTAGCCTCTGCTTCTTTTGCTCTTTGCGTAAGTGACTCACGCTCAACACGTTCTGACTTAAGTTCTGTCTTGAGTCGCTGGAATGCGGAACTAGCTTTCGGTGTCCAGTCATCACCGACGTCGGCGTCGAGTGAATCAAGTAGATCGGATGTCTCTTCGGTGGACTCCTCCTTGGTTGCCTCTGGTGTCTCCTCAGTTGCTTCTGCTTCTGGGGTGGACTCTTCTGTTGCTGGTTCTTCCTCCTGTACAGGTGCTTCTTCGGCTGGCTCATCAACAGCGTTGATGCTTGCCTCGAGGGCTGCTTCAAATGAGAAGTCAGCTGATTCACCGCCATCCACTTCAGGGATGGCGGCTACTGGGTCAGCTGGGGCGGATTCGGGTGCGGGTGCAGTATCAGACATTATAATGTTGTTTTGTTATTGTAGGTGGTCCCATTCAGTTGTGCTGAATGTTTGGTTTAGGTTTGCTGGGGCTGAGCAAAGTTTTCGTAAATCATCGAACGCGTCACAGTAACCAGCAAAGACTGCGTGGTTCATGGAGTTGGTCTCGGTGTTTCTAATGGATCCTCGGGTGGGTCGTGCGTTCTCTTTAAGAACGGCCTCTGCCTTGCGGAACACTTCGCTGTTCATCAGCTCTTTTAATGATCCTGCGTTACCACTGGCGTACCATCCCTTGACACTTGAGTCTACTGGGATCGGCTCGAGTGGGAATGATTGTGGTTCTTTCTTACGGAACATGGGTTGAATATTAGGGACTTGATTCCCAATGTTCAAGGTAAATCGTTAAGTATTTCCCAGTTATCTCTGGGGCTGTCTATTAGATTCCAGCTCATTGAAGAAGGACCAATGATGTCTGTTAGAGGATACAGGGCAAAGGCTTCGTGTTCAGCGATGTACATAGCCATGTAATCGAAGTCCCCTTCTTTATATAAAGTGTAGCGTGGCTTGCCTGTGTTGTTTACCCTGCGCAGACTCGACGGCTTCCCTGAACCTATAATAACTTTCCAGCGTTCTTTGTGCGTTGGCTTGACCTGCTTTTGCTTGGCACCTTTCTTGACCTGAATCATGATGGGCTTGCACCCAGCCTTGCGGATGATCACATCCGTTTTAGTATTATGGGACGTGGGCAGGAACGCCTCGTAGCCGTGCAGGGTGGCCTGATATACAAAGGCGGCTTCGGCTACGTCTCCTGTGTTCAAATAGTTTGGGGTTAAGACCTAGCGTCTTCTTGGAACTTCATTGCTGCCTCAGCGTCGCGGATTGCTTGGTCCTGCTCGTGCTTCTGCTGCTTGATTGACATTTCAAGTTCTGCCTTCTGTTGCATGATCTGCATTTGGACTTGTGCCGCTGCGATCTTAGGATCTTCCTGCGGCTGCTCTCCACCTTGCTGCTGCATCATGGCTGCTTCCTCCTCGGTCATTTGCTGCTGGGCTTGCGCTTCGTCGCGCTGGATCTTCTCCATTGCCTTGGCAGTGTTGTTGATCATCTCTTCACCATACTGCAACGACTGCTTAGCTTGTGCAACTAGTCCCTCAAGTGCTGGCTCGCCGCTGGCGAACTGTGTATGTTCGGCGATGTGCTGGTAGAACGCCTGTAGAACTGGCATTGCTTGCATTGGGTCTGCCTGACCCGTGTTTAATGCTTCCAGTAACTGGCCAAATGACTCTAAATGGATACCTAAGTGTGTACCATGTAACTCCGAAGACAATACAGGCATCGGTTGTCCCTGATTCAGGGTAGCGGTTTCCATGATAGCGATCTTATTGTCCACTGTTTCACGTGGAACATCCATCTGCGGTGCGTATCTGTCAGCGATATCGGCTCCAACACGGGTAGCTACGATGTCACGGGTCAGGTTAGCACGACCTACTTCGTCAAATGAACCACTAATTGCGTTCAATTCACGTAGGGAAGCTAGTCTGTTAGCCCTTGAGCCGTCTCCGATAGCCCTAACGGCTGTGGTTCTGGCTAGATCTAGGTTTTCTAGGAACTCTTTTGGCACCCCACGGTCATAACAACGGTCGCAGAAGTCCTTGGTGCGCTGGTCTTTGGGTGATTTGATCACGCGTTTTACTACTTCTCGTAGCAAACGGCCCCAAGATGCGTAGAATAAGTTCAATGCAGCACCACTTAACTGGGTGCTGATGTCCATATCACTGATAACTTGATCCTTATTCCTGTATGGGCTGGACTGAGTCGGGCCATATGGGGACTGTGTGTCCGTATTCATGGCCAATTGGTTCTGCATATCCTGCAATGCGGGCTGCACTGCGTTCGATAAGTTAGGAATTGCCTTCTCAATGATGTTAACATTGGGGCTAAGCACTGCATATGAACCGTAAAAGGTCATGTCTAGCTCCTCAAGGGCTCTGCTAGACTCTGGCTGAAGCATAACTGCCGAAGAAATCATGGCTCCGTCGATCATCTGGCAACGTAAACGGTTGCTGGTCTGGACGTGCGAGAAGACTCGCTGCCCTAAACCACGAATCGAGTGGTATGTTCCGTTAGATCCTACGCCATACGTAAACATTACGTATGCTTCTTCTGCTGATTTGTATCGAGATGGTTTCTCGTAAAGGAATTTGGATGGGCTTGACTCGACACAGGAGTAATGACTCAGGGTTCCGTCTGTCTCACGCACCAAAAAGTGCAACACAGATACCGTTGGGTTCTCTACACCGACTAGTAAGTCGTTGTTCTTGATCTCAGCTTGCAGGGATTCGTAATCAGAGTTCAGGTTTCCTGTAGAAAAGGATCCGCGTCCGTTGGTAGTCACGTTCTTGACCATGACTCGCTTCACCTCATCGACGTTCCACCCTACCTTGGCTGCGGCTTCAGGGTTCTTGATGAAGTTTGCTAGTTCGTGAATGTGGTAAGAGCGACGGATTACGGATACGTCAATGGCTTCCTCGGAAGAGGGTGTCTGTCTCGGGATTAGGATGTCCTCGAATGAGCCTACCTTAAACTGCCAACCTTCTGGCGAGTCAAAGTATGCGACACCGACACCATGTTTAATGAATGTGGTGCAGAGGCGTAAGTAGTTCGAGTGAAACTCAGGCCATGACTTTAGTAGCTGCGTGAGTTCTGAGCTGACGATGTCTTCCCACTCGTGGCGCTGGGCATCTTCACCGACTGTGCCTTTAACATTAACAAACTTCTCAAGGGACGAGTATAAGTCCACATAAGCTGACAAAGAAATATCAAGTAGACGCTGAGCTTCTCCAAAATTTAAGTTGGTTTTTTGACCCTGACCTGAAGCGTTAAGCTTCGACTGGTCATAGGGAGCCGCTCCATCAAACATCCCGTCGATGCGGGCGCGTTGTAGAGCTGACTGTCGATCAGCATCCTTTAAACGGGTGTATATTGCAAGGGCCGATTTAACGTCCTTGAGTCGGCGTGTCTTGGTGCCGTCTTCTTTTACCCCCATCGTGAGCCCGAGCCCATCAATAACGTCTAGGGACTTGGGTTGCTTCGTAGGTTTGTCTGCCATAAGATGTTGGGGATGTTACTATTTTATAATGAAGTGGTCAAGGTGCATTACCACTTGACCTTGTTGGCCCAGTAGGCGGCGGACATCTTGCCCTTCTTAATGTTCTTAGCGTGGCGAGCTTTGAACGAGGCTTGACGCTTCGTGGGTTTCCTGTCCCCAGTTACACCCTGTTGTCCAAAGCGAATGAGTTTATGCTTACCGCCCTCACTAGCCATCACCACGTGACTCTTCTTAGGGTGCTTAGGTGTGCGCTTAGGTTTATTAACCCCAGCGAGACCTAGTCTTTTGATAGTAGCCTTGACGCGATCGGAAGCCATGTGATTAACATTACACAAGATCTATCTAATCGTCAACGCTTGATCCCCCGTGGGGAGCGTGAGGCTAACCTCTGGGCAGCGAGCTTTGCACGAACAGATCTATATTTGGATTCGTCACCGTTAAAATATCTAATAATAGCCTTTGCTTGTGCCTTTCTTAAATCTGCGACTGCATCACCCCTTGCATACAAAGTACCCATGGGATCTAGGAGGCCCTGTGCTATGTTCTGCCCCGCGCCTTTCAGGGAAAAGCCCCTTTCCCCCATGACCTTATGTTGTTCCCGAGCTTTTTCTCGTGCCTCCTCTGAGTTAGCGAGGGATGCGGCTTCATAGGCCATTATAGCTGCTGTGACAGGTGGTGCTTTTTTTGCTATAAACTTCCCAGCTGCAGCCGCTTTAGAACCCCCTTGGATGATTCTCTCGGCAATTTTCTTTTTAGGAACCTGAGTCGGTCTTAACTGAACTGTTCGTGGAGTAGCTTGGGTGGGGCTTATCTGAACTGTTCTCGGGCTTGTCGGAAATGTTCTGGGTGTGGCTTGGGTGGCCTTTTTCTTAAGACCATTCTTGACGTAATTTACCACTTCAATGTTGTCCAACACATCATAGGTGGCCCCCAAATCTTGTTGCTCGGTTTTTTCGATGGCACGCCTAGCTCGGTCTAGTGTCTTAGACAAAACTTTCTTTTTTGTGGTAGCCTTGACGCGATCGGAAGCCATGCGGTTAACATTACACAAGATCTACCCAGTCGTCAATACCTGTGACTCCGCCGCCCTCCTCGAGGTTCCCCTCAATAAAAGAAACGAGAGCGAGTGTCTCGGACTTGGTTAGCTTGGTGACATGAATCTCGCCTGAGGCTCGCCATGACTTAATGATTTCTACTATGCCATTGTTCCACTGGAATGCTAGGCGATAGTTCTCTGCTTCGTATTGGTCTAGTTGTTTGCTCATAATAGTATTTGTTTAACCCACGTAGCTAATCGAGTAGGCATGTGGTCGTATAGGTAAAGTCCAATGTGGATAATGACCACTAGTTCTCTAGGAATCCTGTATCGTGTAAGCTGCTTGATGAATCGTCTACGGTTGTGTGTCGTAGTGTTGGGATACTTATTAGTAAGTATATCGTGAAAGTCCCCTGCGCGATCAATGCGATACATGATCTCGGGTCCGTAATTACAAAGTATATACTCCCGAAGTAGGGTCGGGATTGACGCGCCATCTGTTTCTTGTTTCATTCGTGCATCTCCGTTAGTTGTTTCATACGTTCTTCCTGCATCTCTTTAATCTGCTTGCGACTGTATGTCCGTGGTCGGAATGATACATCCCTTAGGTTGACTCGCTCGATGGGGCAACGACCGCTTGTCTCATCCAAGTAATACTTGACCTCTCGGAAGTATATACCCTGAGCATCCTCGGTCTGGTGATATACAGTCCCACCATGGTCCACCAAGTAAAGACACCACAGGTCAGGTATCTCTATAAACTGAGAGCCAATCTCTCGAGGTCTATTAGGTAACCAGTCGTGATCTTCGCCCGCTGTTATCATAGCCTCCCTGCGAAGTGCGTGTGGGTTACGGCTACGTCTCTTACCATCGTCAAAGGTGATCTGGACACGCAGCTCTTTCCAGTTTCTGCCTTTGCGAGATGATGACGTAGTCTTAATAGGCTTGCGCGAGCCACTCTTTAGTAAGCGATATACCCTACCGTCAGAGGCGATCTCATACTTAGACGCGTTGGGTATAGGGTAAAATTGTAGTGCGGTTTCGCTCATAGGGGCATACTACTAAAAAGTGAGGGGGTGTCAATCCGTTTTGGAGGCTAATTTTACGGGCCGAGCTGTAGCCTATATTCTATATGGCCTAGCGGCTAATAGAGATGACCACAACAACCTCTCTTTTCAGAGAAAGTTTTTTTTGACTTTGTTCCTCTTAGAAGAATAATATAGGAAAAAACTTTCTCTGAAAAGAGGGGTTGTTGTGGTCATCTCTCTTTTTATTTAGCCCTTATTCCATAAGGCCCACAGGCCAATAGAGGGGTTGTCAATCAGTAAAAATATAGCGTTAAATAAACGCAAACTACTTGCATTAAGCACTATATGTATTCACTTTGTGCCTACTTAAGCAGCAAATAGGCAATAACGACAGCCGTCGCGAAAAGCAACACGAGAGCCGCCATAACCATCAGGCACCCTGTTTCGTGAGCCTTGTCTATCTCATCCCGCATCATCTAGGTCTTAGATAGTTGTGTTCTAAAATCCACGGTATAATTAGGTTCTCGACGCACCTTACATACGCCTCCTCCTCATTACGCTCCATGTATGCGATACCCGTTATTCGGAATATCATATGTGACACCTCGTGTATGAGCGTGAGCCAGTGTTGCTTCGGGTCATCTATGCACTTCAGAGATAGAAAGATGGTGAGCTGGTCATTGTCACACAGACCCCACTCCTCTATATCTGAATACCGAACCTTGATCCATTTACCCAGAACCTTGATTCGTTTGACCTTGCTGCCCTTCTCAAGTTCTTTCTTCATCCGTCATCGTGATAAAGCAAGGTGTTGATTCGCCAAGCCATGCACCTATCTGGTTAAACTCAAAGAACTCTTCTGCCTCCTCATAGTCCATACCCTCCTTCATATGCGCCGCGATGACTTTGTCACGGTCGTAGCAAATGATAGGTGGCTGCCCAAATCGTTCTACTATACCTACGATGCACTCGTCATACCCATCCATAATGAGCATGTCCTCTGTAATTTCATCTTCTAATATCATGACTTCTTGTTGTATGGGCTAATTGGTGCCTCGCCTCGGTCTTCGAGTGTGCGTTGCAATAGTGCTAACGCCCGCCACGCAACTTTCGCTGCATGTAGAATACCGTCATCATCGAGCTGGTCATACTGCATCAGGTGTCTGACTAGGCAGTCCGACTCATCGGTAGACTTCTCCCTCGCCCAATGAAGCGGTTCACCTGCATTGTGTTGGTCGTTTCCTGTCTTACTACACTTAGCTACCAGCCACAGTGCATCTGGGAAGTAGTTAAGCACTCCACTAAATATAGGCGCTTGCTTCCGTTCGTAACCCTTGTTCCAGCCTCCTTCGTCCTGTAGATAAGGCTTCGAGTCGCCTTCACCGACTCCTATACTGGACCATCCTTGTTTTTGTTTATCGCTCATTTTTGTGGTATGTATGTTTTCTTGACTATCATTTTATATCTGGTCCCTGCCCGTAGATCAAGTATAATCAATACTTTCATTAATTTTTTCATATGCGTGTATATGTATAGTGTGCGCCCGCGCAAAAAAGACCGACCCCACCCGTAGGGTGTCCACAACTTCGCACTATAACACTAATGCGTGGTTCTAACCCCCTCTTACAGAGGGGGTTGGCTCAAACAGGCTGTGGAACATGACTCAAGAGTCATGATCCGTGGGTCATGTTACATGACTCAGGGTTAAGCGCGGACAAGGTGCGGAGCGTAGCTCGGCGCGATTGTCCATGCGAACCACATATGAACCCTGAACCCTGCTTCCCGAGCCGTTTGCCTCGCATCATGTATGTGTTGCCTCGAAGAGGGAGAGTTGCAATATGATATTTCAACTACCCCTTTAGGGGTAAACTTGGCTGTCCTAACTTAGATGGTGAAGCTGATGGCAATTCCGCTGATCACCTTCCCAATTACATTATGAAAAACACAATCGACACATCCGCTAGTTATTCCGACATCAAGACTCAAGCTAAGACTGCTATCATCCAAGCAGGAACTGCTTTCCTATCCACAGTAAAGACTGTAGGTCTTTACCGAGCCGCTTTGACTCTCAAGTCTCCTCACTACGAATCCGACCCAGCTAAAGCTTCCAGTCAAGCTTACAATCTCGTAGAGAAATGGCTTGTCCAGTCTGGTATTCCTAAGAAGCAAGCACGAGGGATTGCCAATAACTCCAAAGGAGCTTCGCTCCTTGCTGAGAAAGTTCTCACCCTCGGTCTCTCCGAGACTGTTTACAACGCTGTTCCCACTGGGAACTGTGCCAAGGCATCCGAAGCGGTGACTGAGGAAAACGTAGCGGAGCTAAACAAGATCAAGCCCAGCAAAGCTGGTAGATTGAACAAGAAAGCCAAGGACAAGTTTGGTATCTCCGATACCATAGCTAAGGAGACTCCCACTAAGAAGACGAAGTCTAGTAAGCCCAAGCCATGTGGCGAGAATCCAGATGCCCTTCACCCAGAGCTTGCATCTTGCTTAAGCAAGATCAACAAGATCAAGAAGAGCGTAGCTGAGGACTTGAACCACTCAGCGAAGCTGGAACTCAAGAGAGCCGTGCTTGACTTGCTCCACTCACTCAGCCCAGCCGTGAACAGCGAAGCTGCTTAATTCCTTACCCTAAAGGGTAGTTGCAATATGATATTTCAACTACCCCTTTAGGGGTAAGAATGACTGTCCTACTTAGACTAACGACAACACAATCCAAATTATGACCAAAGAAAAAGCAAAGCAAGTATTATCCGCCATGGCTTCCAAAGACTATGACACCCTCAGATCCCTCAAGCTAGGGGTATTCGGAAACAAGGGCAGGTTGTGGACAAACACCGCCTGTCTCATGACTCTTGACTCTGTCAAGGGTGAGTGCAACCCCCGACTGTCTCACAACTATTGTGATGTCGAACAGATCGGATGCCCCAAGTGCATGGAGACCCTCGAGCTAATCGCTGAGGGTTAACCCTCAAGTTGCAATATGATATTTCAACCCCCCTCTTACAGAGGGGGTGAATGACTGTCCTACTTAGACTAACGACAACACCATCCTATGAAACTACACAGCAAGCTAATTGCCCTTACCATCCACCTGTTCACCAAGCACTACTTGTTCTCCCAAGAGTGGAGAAAAGGGAACGGCATTAAGAACTGGCTCTATGAGCATGGCATCATTGAAGCCGTCCAGATCAATCTCGAATTACTTCAACTACGAGTCGAAGACTTATCCAAATAGAACCATGAAACGTAAAGCAAGATACTTCCTCACAATATTCGATTCAGTCTACAAATTCGACAAGCCCTACATGCTATGCAACGACGGCAAGCTCCGAGACTTCGTCTGGTTCGGCACAGTCAAGTCTGCCCTCAAGATCTACCGATCTGAGGGTTGGGCAATCCGTAAAGCCAGCGAGCTGGTGAGATCTGGTCAAGTGGGTAGCGTTGTTATCAACTATGCATATGATGGCGAGACCATCAGCAACCGAGGCGAGATCATCAAACCACAATCTGCAATATGATATTTCAACTACCCCTTAAGGGGTAAGAATGACTGTCCTACTTAGACTAACGACAACACAAACCAAACATTACCATGCGAACCAAACTACCTAAGCTCAGCCAATCCTACTTACTGCATGAAGATGCTAATGTCTTCATCGTCGCATCATCCAAATCATCTAACGTCAAGACAGGTGACATGATCCAGATCTGGATACTCGATAACACCAGACACCCAGTAGACTCAAGACGAGACAAGCACGATGCATTGAACCAATGCAAAGGATGTGTCCTAGCTAGTGGCAATGGTTGTTATGTCAACGCCAATCCACTATCAGCAATCTACCGCAAGCACAAGTCCGACAACCCATACCCCCAACTTGTCGCTGGTTCATTGGAGTTCCGTAGGTTCTTCTCTGGTAAGAAGGTGCGGTTCGGTGCATATGGAAACCCTAGCATGATTCCTTTACCCTTAACCCAGAGCATTGCAAAGCTGGCATCCAAGTGGACTGGATACTTCCACGACTGGCACATGATGTCACCAGATGATGCCCGTGCTTATGGCAAATACTTCATGGCATCCTGCGAGTCTACCAATTACCAAGATGCACAAGCACTAGGACTCCGCACCTTCACCACAGTAGTCAACACCCCAGACGACAAGCAGACTGGTATGGAATGCCTAGCTGATAGCCATGATATGCAATGTGCAGAGTGTGGTCTGTGTGATGGCACGAACCGCAGAGATGGCAAGCTACCCAATGTATGGATCAAGGTGCATGGATACCAGACCAAGAAAGCATCCGTAGCTACTACCAAATCTGCAATATGATATTTCAACTACCCCTTAAGGGGTAACAATGACTGTCCTACTTATACTAACGACAACACAAACCAAACCAAACCAAAGCATGAACTATAATTTATTAGTAAACAACTACTCAGAAGAAACCCCCTGTATCGCAGTAATTAAAGATGTAAACCTTAAAGAATTAGATTCTTTTATATCCACATTGGAGTTAGTTCTTCAGGAGCATTATTGTGGTGGTAGTTCCGTAACATTTCCTAACGGATTCCCAGATTACATTTCATCAAAACCATTTCCAGTTTTCTGGGTTGATTTTCAAGTAGAAGAAGACAATGGAGATACTCTTTGGAATAGTCGAGTAGAGATTTCTTGTATAGCTATCTATGATTGCCCATCGAATGATGATCCAGAATTAGATAAGCTAAACATGGATTGACTAACCCCCGAACACAATCTGCAATATGATATTTCAACTACCCCTTAAGGGGTAAGAATGACTGTCCTACTTATACTAACGACAACACAAACCAAACATTACCATGACTAAAGAACATAAGTGCGATGCTATCGCCAGACACGAAGCCAGCATTGCGACCGAGCTTGAAGTATACAACCTCCTCATTGATGGGTGTCCCGCCCTCATCGACATGAAAGATGAAGAGATAGATCAACTCATGTCAGACTACAACATCCCAACCCAAACCAAATAGAACCATGAGATATATACTAGACATCGCTCAAACAAATGAGACACCCGCCAACTACGCCAAGAAGTTCATGCAAGATTTCTGTGAGACAATGGAGGATCACATCGTCACCATCGTGTGCATTGATGAGACTAATGACAACCAGTTTCACAATGACCCTACCAAGAATACGCTGACTGATACACAACTTCAGCGTTACTCTGACTACTGCCATCGTGAAGACTAAACCCAAACCAAACCAATAATATGCAATACAGTGACCATATGATACCCATCATCGAGATACGTAAAATATTAGAATCATTAAACCAAACCCAAACCAAATAGAAACCAAACCTATACCAAATAAACATATGCAAGTAAAACTAATGACCCATGGATGGGGAGACAATGATCTACCCATCGACTCCGACAACCAAGTGCTACCATCCCATGTCAATGACGTAGCATTACGTGATGTGGTATTCAATGCGAAGCAACCCGACTCATTGGATGACAGTAACTTCAACCTGTTCATCTGGGTCGGGGATAGTGGCTGGCTCGTTCAGTCTGCTGACTTTGAGTTCGTAACATTTACACCATAACCAAATGAAAACAATAATACATGTAAACCAGCACACCATCCGTGCCAACAGCAAGACAGGTGAGCGCAACCCAGTGCTTACTTGCAAGACATACAAGTCCAATGACTACGCCAAGCGTGTCGAGATCCTCGATGATGATGGCGAGGTGACTGCGACTGTGGTCTATAGCCCAGACAAACCACTATCATGTGGTGCTAAAGTCTGGATCGAAACACAGCAACCTGTAACACTCTCCTAAAATAATATAAAATAGTGATTGCCAAATGGCTGTCCTACTTATACTAATACTCAACACCCCCTCACTAACCACAACAAACAACAAACAACAAACACAAACAAACATTATGTCCCACGAAATAACAAACATCGACTCCGTCCTCGTCCCTAATCACTCCAAGTATGCTGCATGGCATGGTCTTGAGAAGCGTGTCGGGGATAGCATCCACCTCTCTGACGTAGAGGAACACGGACTACACCCTCAGATTGTAGAGGGAACTGTAACTGCTGGCATTGCTGGTCAGCAGGTAACCCTCAAGGATTACAAAAGCCTCTGCGCTTTGACCAACCTAGGTGAACTCCACCCCCTGCACATTAGTGGCAACCGCTACTCTGTCATCCAGAACCGAGACGTTTGGAAGGCTATGTCTACTGCCTTCCAAGGTGTTGACATGGACTACAAGCTGACCTGTGTCGGCACACTATGTGGTCTACGTAGATACTTTATCTCAGTTGAGGTAGGTGATGCTGGTGGTTTCTCTGTCAATGGCGACAAGTTCCACGGCAACATTAACTTCGTGACCAGTCACGATGGGTCACTTGCCTTCCGAGCCTACGACTCCATGATCAGGATTGTGTGTAACAACACACTCAACTGGTCAGTCGAAGGTGAGAAGAACATTGACTTCAAGGTATACCACAAGGGTGATGCCAAGGTAGCTTGTCATCAGCTGGGTAAGTATCTCAATGATGTCCTACAAGGTAGGTCTATCTTCACCGAGAAGATGGAAGAGCTTGCCTCGTTCCAAGTGAGGAACGCAGACATCGAAGCTGTGGTCGGAGGCTACTTCATCAACAAGGCACACGACCGAGGTGAGAAGCTCGAGACATTCAGCACCCGAACACTCAACCAAGTGCAGGGCATTGCTGACCTAGCCCGACATGGTCGAGGCAACCAAGGACGTAACATGTATGATGTCCTCAATGGTGCGACCGAGTTCTGGACCAGCGGTGATGGTGTAGGTAAGTCTACCACCCAAGGACGTAGAGCATTCAGCTCTGAGTTTGGCACAGGTGCTGACCGCAAGCAGGAGTTCTCCCGCTACCTCATCAAGGGTAACTACGAACCATCCGCTGACGAAGCACAGCGTGTGCTGAATGCTACCCTCGCTGGATAACCATGAACCATGAACCCCGAACCCTGTCTCCTGTATCGGGAGGCAGGGTCAACCAACTGCAATATGATATTTCAACTACCCCTTAAGGGGTAATAATGACTGTCCTACTTAGACTAACGACAACACAAACCAAATAAACATATGAAACCTAAATTAATAACAGCAGACAATTCCTACCTCAAGTTCGAGGGAACATCAGACCAAGCGTTCGACTTCATCGACGCAATGGCACAACTAGATGCCTCGAAAAACATGAGCGACTTGGTATTCAATATCGAAGTTGCCCTGCAACGGGAAGGATTTCTTGATGAAGACTTCAACCGAGTTGATGATACACTCAGCTACCCATTCGAGGATGGTGACACCTTCTACACAATCGAGAATGGTCTAGTCATTGAGTCGGTGTGGGACGAACAAGCCGAAGAGGTGCATGATGATAATCCAGATTGTGTCTACTACAAATGCCACGGTGATGCAGTGCACGAACACAAGGCACAGCTACTTGAGTTCCTATCCAACAACCTCCGAGCTGACTACTTCAAAGACCAGAGCAACCTGTATCAAAGTGCCATCAACTACATCACCTCAACTGAGAGCACTCTATGCTCCAACTGTGGACACGACCTAGGCTATGGCTACATGAACTGTGGTGCTGGCATAGCAGGGGACTGCCCAGAATGTGGTCACAACAATAAGCAACTACATTAAAACATCATGATCTTTACATACTGTATCATCTTACTGATCACTACATACCTAGGTTCTGTAGCATTATCAATCGCCACCCAAAGCCACGATGGCAAGCCAGACTTATGGATCGCACTCATTGACGCATGGGTCACAACCATCAGCATCATCGTCGGACTCGGTGTGGTGTGGGTTACAATCTCTGGCGTGTTCCTCTTGGTTTCATAACACACTAAACACTATGACAAACAACATAAACATACGAGGCTGGATCATAACAGCCGAGCCCTACTCCGATCCCAAAGTCCTCATCGACATCGAGTCACCATGCGGTAAGTATGGATCGAGCCTAGCCCTAGCCGAAGACACAGGTAGTGTGGAAGATTACCACACCCTGTCTAAAACAAAAGCTGTGCCTACCTCTGTGTTGAGGAGAGCACAAGAAATAGAAGAAACATATTACAACCAAACCAAATAGAACAAACACCAATATGAAAGAGATTATATACACAATTGATTGGGTCAACAAGCTGGGTGCACACTACAGGCACCACACCGACAGTCTAGAAACTGTGGGTGCTAACTTGCTCACCCGATACAAGTCTAGGCAAACAGCAACTGCCAAAGATGACAAGGGAGTAGTCATTGGACGAGCATGGAAAGACGAGAGAGCATGGAACTGGTATCTAGACCAGCAATAATAACCAACCAAACATATGACAAATATACCAGTAACACCAACAGATACCTACAACCTACTCATAGATTATCCTATGACCACCCCACCCACAGTTGCTGTGCTCCGAGACCTAGTATGCTCTGACCCTAGCCCGCTGAGGCAAAAGCTAACGACTGCACTGATTAATTTCTTTGAAGCTGATGACGCCACCTTCGGAGACATAGAGTCATCCTACCCATGTACTGTGGCCTTTGAAGTTAGCGGGGATGAGCAACCTTGGTGGTTTGACGCAGGTCTTGACCAGTGCGACGGAACCCCCAACCAGTGGAGAGGCGAGGTGATCCTTGACTATGTTCCTACTTACTAACACCAACCAAACCAACAACACAAACCAATAGAAACACTATGCAAGAATACACAAACAGATACGGAATGACTTTTAAAGTCGGACAAGTAGGGACGTTGACAAGACGCTTCAAGATGCACGATGGGGAGAAGCTAACTATTACAGGCTTCACTCCAACGGGTCGATTCATGCACACAGAAAACGAGCGAGGCACAAGATACTCTTTCACTACCGAAAGTCAAATCCTTCGCGGATCTCACATGGGAAACTGTAAAATCACATTCTAACCCCAACCAAACATATGACAACAACACAAGTAACACTACCCATCCACATGATTGACATCGTGCGGTATAAGAACTGGACTGGCCTCACTGTGGCCCAACTCTTCCACGCTGGGAGACTAGGATCCAATGGTGCAGACAAGAAGAACATCGAACGCTTCGCCCTCCACATGCACCAACCTCGAGACCTCGACGAGCACCATGCTCTCATGGCCTTGGCTAACGATGCATACGAATACCTACTTAACGAATAAGACAATGCAAGTAACCATAACAATAGATGCAACGAGTGAGCGCCAGCTTACTGACTCCCTAATGAAACTAGCCACCAACATATCTGATACGGATACTGGGTCATATGACCTGATGGATGGGTCATACCAGATCGAAGAAGCCAACGTAGAAATACAACCATGAAACAACTAAGCAAACAAGAGATGGTCAATAAAATGACCACCCATATAAACTCCACTTACAACCTACTCAACACACTTGTTGACCAGACCGACCCCGAAAGCATCCGTGCGCTATATGATAAGTACATAAACGATACGGAAGAAGAAGAAGAAGAGGAAATGTGGAGCGGATACCTGCCAACTAATCTGGAAGTACAGCTTGTCAGTCTAGGAGGTGAGTGGGCAGTCGATATCCGAGAGCGAGCCAAGCATGAAGATGATGCCGACCGTTGTCTGGACGGGTATCTCTTCTTTCACTCTTATAAGGAAGCCCGAGCCCTGTATCACAAAGCAGTAGCCTATCACGTACACCACCCAGTCACAACCTTAGGAGAACTATAACAATGATTACCCACGACGAAGATGCGGAGTGCACGACATATGTTATACACCTAGATGGTCAGGCAGGTAACAGCATGTATCTCCTAGGCATGGCACAGAAGTTTATGCGAGACCAGTATCAAGACAAAGACACCACGGACAACCTACTACTAGAGATGCAGGGCGGTGACTACCACCACCTCATCAAGACATTCGACAATGCATTCGGCAACGATGTCACACTAGTGACTACTGACGAAGACATCCTAGCCCTCAACCACCTATGATATATCTACTCCTACCCTGTATCCTGATTCCTCTATCCTGTTACACGATCTATTACCTATGGGTCACGTATCATAATGATAAGTATCTATCCAAGCTGAGGCGTAAAGCTGACGCACAACTCAAGGACGACACACACCGCACCTTCCTTCTCACCATACAAAACAAAACCAACAAATAAAAACATGAAACTAGAAACACAAAAACTAAATGTAATCCGCAAGTTTGAATCCTCAGCTTACCAACGCATCAGCGTCAAGCAAGCCCTGTCATTATTCTACCTAGATGAGGACGACATCACAACCACCGCCCTCGCCAAGAGGGTGGGCGTAACAAGTGCTGCCGCTACTGGTATGGTGGACCGCATGGTGGACCGAGGCTTAGTAGTCAGGAACCGCAACCGCTCCGACCGAAGGGTCATTACTGTGCAGATCACCGACCAAGGCCGAGGCGTAGTATCACGTATCATCAACTCCTAACTCAACCCAACCCACAACAAACCAAACTATAATATTATGAAACCAACAAACAACAACAGCGTAACCACTATCCACCCTTATGTATACCACGGCGAGTGGGTCTTCGATGATGAGTCCCGTGGCCTAGACAAGGAAGCCTTTGTATCTGGGGCAGACTCTATCATGGACATGCTATACCTCACCGCACAAGGAGCGACCGAAGCATTCATACCCGAGACAGGTCAGTTCAGTCTTAGGTTTTCTGATACCCGATTCAAAGGACACCATTATAAGTTTGACTGGGTCGAGGACAACGGCATGAAGTATGACGATGACCAATGGAATCATTATGTAGAGCACACTACAGGTATTAGTGGGTGGCTGTGCCCCGCTCTGCTAAGGTTCTTCCCTGACGCACCCCGTTGTATCTATGTTGAGGCTGTTAAGTATAGTGCTGGTCGAGCAGTCAGCGATGAAGTTTTGTCTGCCATACAAGATTAGCACCTAGCATTATGAGCAACAACAAAATGCCGAGGACGTCATTTGCTAAATCCTTGGGGGCACCAACCCCCAAGGATTATGACCAACTAGTCCAACGTGCTAGTGAATTGTCTGGCATCTCGATGACCGATTTGCTATCATCAAAGCGCACCCAGAGGGTGAGTCAATGGAGACAATCTATCTTCTTTGTGCTCCGCCACATGGGTGCTACCTTCCAAGAGATTGGAGCATACTTCAACAGGACACATGGCACCATCATTCATGGGTGCAATACCCTAG